CTTATCTTGAAAGTCAAATGCACCTTTGCGATGTTTTAGATAATCAGCAGATACAGTATCACACATTGTCATACATTCTTCTACAATCAACTCGGCGAAATATTCCAAGTCTCTGTCTGTGACGGTCATGGCATTATCGCCATATGGAAGACCTGCTTGATCCATTTGGTTGATAAGTTCTCTAATTCGTTCGTTCATTTAATCTTACCCTTCTCAATTAATTCGCTGAATGTATCAAACAAATCTTCAAATTTACATTCATAGATTGTTTTTAACCCAAGCAAGTAATTACTGATTTCATCTTTGGACATATCTTTTTCTAATACATTGTAATTGAGCAAGTTAATGTCCTCAGTAACATTCCAGCATTTCATAATATGCTGTTCTAAATCAAATCTATCAGCCATAATCAATCCTTCTTTTTGTTTGCCATTTGTGTAATCTTGGGTTCAATGTATTGTTTGTGATATTCTTTATAATTATTCAAATACAATTCCCATTGAATCCAACGATTCTTTCCTGTCTTTGTGTTTGTTAAGAATCCCCACTCACGCTGTTGTTTACCCATAAAAAACAATGTTGTTGCAGGTCCTACCTTTTCATCAAGTTCAAGCCAGTGATACTCACCTGCACTACGCTTAATGATAGAACCTGGACCACGCCATGTTTGAAATTCTGCAATCATCTTGCCTTCACTACTAAAGACTGGTGTATGCTCCCAGTAACCACCTTTAAGTACAATAGTCAAATAACTCCAGGGGTGATCGTGCATGATAGGGTCATCACTACGCACAATTTTATGTAGTGTAAGATTAAAGGGAAACCAACTACGGTCTTTCAAAAAGAGATAATATCTATCCATATAGTCTTCCCCGGTCCTTCTATCCGGGATTAGACGATGCCTACCTAGTTTAACCATTATTCGGTGAAATATATTGAACAAACTCATTGAATTCTCCTAAGAATAAGTTTATTATAACACACTTTCAAATAAAAATCAACCTTTTAGACTAAATAAAAGTGTAGTTCGCGGAATGGGGATTCCCAACTACTCTAACGCTATTAAGGAGCATCAGCATGAATATTTATTCAAAATCAAACCCGCCCTCAGGGTTTTATGTTTACGCATATATACGACCCGACGGAACACCTTATTATATAGGAAAAGGTCAAGGTAATAGGGCAATAAAAAAGCACAAAAACACAACAGTCCCGGAAGATTTCAATAGGGTCATAATAGTTGAAGAAAATTTAACTGAAATCGGTTCATTCGCTATTGAAAGAAAACTAATAGGATGGTATGGGAGAAAAGACCAAGGAACAGGGATACTTAGGAATTTAACAGACGGTGGGGAAGGACCTTCTGGTAGAACTCCATGGAATAAAGGTATTCCAAAAACAGAATCCGAACTTACTAAAAGAAAAGGTCAAATACCTTGGAATAAGGGAATTAAAATGGGCCCACAATCTGAGGGAAGCAAACAACTTAGAAGCTTAAAGATGAAGGGTAGACCAAGATCCGAAGAAGTTAAGGCTAAACTCCGTAGACCATTATCAGAGGAACATAAGGCTGCCCTTAGAAAACCAAAGAAGATAAAACAAAGGTAGAAAAAGGGTGACGAATCACCCTTTTCATGTCATCTCATAGAGATTAGACTGCGATGCCCAAAGACATTGCACGATAGCCTGCGGCTACCAACTCACGGCTAGGTTGACCCAAGCGGTACTTGGTAAAAGTACCACCAAGCTTGTTGGTACGCTTGTTAGCGTAAACTGCAAAACCACTCAAACGAATGTTAGAGATAGTTGCTGTTGGGTTCTTAATACCAAAACGTGCAGAGATTTGCTTTGCAGTGAGTTCTTCACCAGATTGTAGTGCCTCTAGGACACGTGTTTGCTTAGTTACGTTCATTTTCATTTCCTTTAAAAATTCGTTGTTCTCACAACGTGAATAGATTATACGATATATTTTACCATCATACAACACATTCTGGACACCTGTTTTCATTTAGATGTCCAAAAACTTTAGCTGAAATACATCAGCTTGCTCATCATGGCCCGCATAACCGCGAGGATTGCATACCACTCTGGTAGTACCAATCATGTAGTCAAATGGGTCATGCATGTGACCATGAGTCCAAAGAACAATCTCTGGATGATCCAAAATCAATTCACTTAGGTCACTGCGATAACCACCGTTCATCAAATACTCATTGACATATCGTGGATGTGTACTCATTGCAGAAGGACCATGATGTCCTGCGAACACAACCTTCTTATCCTTCATGTCAGGAAGGATAGCTTTCAAGTATGAAAGTGTTTGCTGATGGCGATACATTGTATGTGTGGGGCGTAATTTACTATACCCATGTTCGTCATTACGGATAATACGATAATCATTCATCATATCAGCTAGTGCGTGTAATGTTAATGGATCTCCCTTATTACAGTCAGTCCACAATGTAGCACCAATAAAGGACACTTCATTGATTACCTTAACATCACGTTCCAAAAAGTAAACATTAGGGAACTTTGCACATTCATCACGCAAATGTTGTAAGCTAGCCTTCCACTTACCGTGATAGAATTCATGGTTACCCGCAACATACACAACATGAGGGAACTCAAAACTTACACGCTTGAGGAAGTCACGGAAGCGCAATGCGGTAGCTTGTCTACGACCGAGGTCAGCAATATTGACATTACTGTACATTCCATAATCCATTTCGGGATGATTATGCAGGTCCTCTGCAACCATAATGTCACCCGATAGGATGAGTACCTCAGCACCTTCTGTGTTCTTGAGGTTGATGTCCTGAAACTCTAAGTGCAGGTCACTTGCTAGTGCGATTTTCATTTAATAATTCTCTACATTTTTCTTTGACTGCCACTGGGTAGTCGGGGTGAAATTCTGCTATATCACAATTATATCTTATTACTCTTTTGTTGTCAACCTCATAGTTGGCATATACCACGGTGACGGCAAGTATTATTACACAGGCTATAACAATGACTGATTCAAATTTCATAACCATTTTAATGCGAATATAACCGCATCCTTTTCTGTAGCAAACTTGAATTTAGCATGGTCCCAATATGCATTGACATTGTAGGTTCCACTGCAATTCTGCTTGCACCATTTACGTGCCTCTTCTACATGGTCATCGTGTTCATAATAATGCATACCATTGCCAGGGAATAACTTAATTAGATAGGGGAATTCTCTTTTACTCTTCCGTCTTTGTGAACTGTTCATCTTATTTCCCACATTTCCCACTTCTTTTGTTCAAATGCATTGCAATGAATACAGAACCGGTTTTGGCGTGCCCAGATTGAACTGTTGTTACTTTCCACAGGGCCCCACTTAGTCCAATTGTGCCAATTAAAGCGGCACCAAAAACTTGTCACTACTGGTGGCAATTCTTGCAATGCCCTAAATGTGTTTAGTTTTTCATTCATAACCAATTGTGGCAAGACCAATTATTAAGATATCGGACACTTGCCTTGAAAGAACCAAAATGTTTATTGTAAAAATTATTGTATGCACTCTGCCACTTCTTTGTGATTGGCTCAGGACTGTGGCAAGCTAGATAGTGAAGCTTTCCAAACTGTTTAAAAATGGTCTTGCGATTAAGTTTATAACCAGCAGGATACCATTCAACACGGCTTTGCCAGTTGTAACTGCCTAGCAATGCACCGTGCTTACGGCGTTCACGCATGATACTCTTGGTAGTCATACTTGAACTGGGGCGAAATTTGTTAGGTATTTTATTCACAATGATTTAATTCGTGCGATAACTTCTTTGGCTTCTGTAAAATCACTAAACTCAAGTGTCAATTCCAAAAGCTTTTCAGCATAATTTTCCCAACCGGGATAGTTTTGAGACCAATTAATGTTATAGTTCATGCTAACTCCAAAATGTGTTTACAACTACCGCGATACAGGTAACCCGGGCACGTGCATGTTTTTTCTTCGGTGTCGATAGAATAGACATTGCCTTTGCTACCAGACACTTTGATGATTGTACTTTTTTCTTTAATTGCCTTGAAAGGATTGGGCTTTACTGCTATAAATTTGCGACCACGCTTGTCGATTGTAATTGGATTTTTGAAATAGAATGGGGTAGTAGAACCAACCTTGATGTACGCAACCATTTTGGATCCGTCAAGCAAGTATGTATGATTGGCATTGTTGCTATCATTCCAAACTGTTGTTTCTACTACTGCTTCCATTTTTGCTCCTTAATACATGTCATATTTGTAAGAACTGTTTGCTTTGTCGTCAAATACAAAGTCACCCTTGTACATCGATGAGGACACTACGGAACCATCATTCCAACATCTGTAAACAACACTACCACTATCAACGCATATCAAATCATATCCTATTTTTTCTAGGACATCCCGATTAGGAATCCCGTTTCTCAGACGAAACACTTTACCTTTTTTGAAACGTTTGTCTTGTACAAGACCAAATTTCTTAACTAATTTTTGTAACGAACTCATTTTAATTCCTCTACTTTACAGGGGCAATTCTTCTTTTTCTGCTTCGGCTTCTTTAGCAAAAGCCTCTGTCAACAAAACAAAGTCATCACCGTGATCGGATACAAACCATGTAGCAACACCGTTCACATTACGCAAAATGTAATCATATTCTTCCGCTTGACCATTGGCTCTGTAATCAGCAAAGTCCTTGAAGTATGTTGCATCGGACTCACCTTCGCCGCGGTCACGACCATAGAAGGTACACATGTCACGATACAGATTATAAAATTCATCCTGTGTCATGTTTGCTTCAAACATACTGAAGGGATGCTTTGTACCAATTGTTGGACGCAAGCTAGACAAGCCACCGAGGTCAATCAAGTCACGCACGACAAAGGGATTAGAATAATTCTCAAACAGGATTTTACCGTTGTTAGACAAGTAACCATCCCAGTGACAGTACACTTGACCAATAGTACCATCAGCGAATTCAAGAGCGATTGTAGAGCGAGTTGCCATTTTGAAGTCCTTTATTTAACTGTCTAAGATTCTATTATATACCCAAACCGATTTATTGTCAACCTTTGGAAGCTTTTACTTTCTTCTGAAATTCGGTAACTGCCGCACACATTGCAATAAAATCTTCTTCTAAAAAGTCCATTTTGCCGCGGTTTACTTGTACAGTAACCAATTGAATGTTGTCAATGTTATATGATAAAGTGGAATCAATTCTATCAATTGAAATTTTATCAACGTGTCCTGCGTTACCAACTAACACTCTTCCGGATATAGCACACTTGCCATTTTGTTTATGATACAATTCCAAACATTGTTCAAATGTTACCTCTAGAGTAATACCACGCTCTTTACGGCGAACATTTAAATTGCAACAACTTTTAATTTTGTTATAGCAAGTTTTAAGTGCCGTAATAGGGTTTGATCTATTCCTAAGCCAAAGTGCATTTGGCTTTAATGTGGACACTTCTAACAATGATGATGCCGCCATGATTAAACCAAGTCAACTTGGACTTGTTTACCACGAATTGTAACACCGAGTCCTACGGGCATGAGGGCATTGTCTTTTTTGGCATTGTAACGCATATAAGACAATTTCATCAATGCTTCCCAGCAAACTGTGCGGGCTGTAACTGTAGCAAATTGCTCGGTCATTTGCTTGATGGTCATATACATACCAACATCGTTTTCAGATCCATCACCCTTGAAAATTACACGGAATTTTTGTGAATTTTTGAAGCCGTCGATGATAGTTTTTGTACGCATTTTGTGTCCTTTAGTTGACTGTCTAAGATTCTATTATATACCCAAATCCATTTATTGTCAACAAATGGCTAAAATCGCTAGAAGTGTATCAAGATATGTTCCTGAAACCTCTAGCGATTTTGAAGCCCCTGAGGGGTCAAAATGAGTACTTTTGTTTACCTTTATCAGATATAAAAGTACTCATTTTATAGTCAAAAGGCCGCAAAGTAATCGTAAGACTTGTTCTTGACCTTAGTCAGAATAACTCGGGTTCCCTTATCTTCAAAGATGAACTTACCAGATGCCGCATCAACCGAGACCAATGCGTTAGCATTGAAGGTCTTGTAGATGTAATCAGCAGAGTCATCGTCTGGGTTAGTATCGAAACCAATCTCAACCCCATTGGGTTGCAGAGGATTACCTTCGAACATATCACGATTAGTATCAGTGATAGACTTGCCTTGATGAATAACCTCAACATCGTACTTTGCACCACCATCAAACTCTGGCTTAGCGTTCAGCATACGCAATGCTTCCTGCGGAGTTTCGTTGTAGCGATTCATTTCTTCAACCAATGCCTTCAGCATGTCAAAGTTGAATTCAGCAAAGAGGCTAGAGATATTCACAACCTTTTCAGTGTATTCCTTATTTTTCAAATTGTCTTCACAGAACTCACGAATGAAGTTAGTGTCCAGACCTTTAAAGTCAAGCATGTAGAAGATACGACCAGGACGATTACGCATGTGATAGTCAACACGGTATTTGTCGTTAGTTGTCAACATAAACAACTTTTTAGTAGGGAACACACCATCCAACAGTGTTAGAATAGATTCTTGTTGATCCCGATCATAGGTCTTTTCAAATTCATCAAACAATACAGCACATGGTTGCGTGATAGTTTGAATGAATGTATTGAACTGGTCACCATGCAAAGGAGCATTGATGACAATAGTAGGAATGCCTTGCTTTGCCAATTCAATTGCAATGTTCTTGGTCAGTAGTGTCTTACCAGAACCCTTCTCACCAGTCAACATAACACCAGTTGCATTTGGACGAGACAAGAAAGTTTGAATCACTCTGTCAGTGTTCTTGAGGCAGTCGCCATAAATCTTCGATGGGGAATTGAAGTCTTCAATGTGTTCCAAGAAGTATGCACCTGTCATTGGGTTTTGTTTGACAGTGTAGTTACCTGCAGGTAACAGAGCATGAATATCCATTGCTTCATCAGAGGCGACTTGATATGTGTTACCCGATTTGAGAAAATGTGCCATGTGTGTCTTTCAAAAAGATTTAACGATTTAGAAACTAGATTGTACTAGAGATTGGAGTTATTGTAAAGAAGAAAAGGGCAAGTGCCCCTTTCTTTATTTCATGCTGTTGGCACGAACTTCGTTAAAGGTGTATTCGCGGATGAGTTTACCATCACGGAATACTTCCACCAGAGCATCAGTCCAAGGACCAATGCCTTTGTCAGTCCATCCTCTTGGTGCTTCAACACTAGATGCGAATTCACCACCGGATTGCCAAAGAGTGACACGACCTTTCTTAGAGGCTTTCACTTGGTCAGTGATTGGATCTTTGAACACATCAACCCATTCACCGTTGACTTCTGCACTTGAACACTTCATAGCGAACTTTTGTGTATCACGGTCAAGTTGTTGCAACAATGCACCACCCATACCGAATGCAATGTTATCCATGCTGTAGCCATGTACATCAACAATCACCCCAAGAATTGACTTGATGCCCAATTGGTTGATACCGTCACCCCACAATACACGAACATTGTTCAGTACTTTGTAGCCTTTACTGTTTGTAGTGTAGCCGAAACCTTCAGCCAAAATGCGGAACATCTTTGGCAACACATCAACTGGATCACCACTGTCTGGACGAATAACAACTGTAGCACCGCTATCAATCACTTGTTGTTTCAACTCAGTGCCCCACATGCGGCATGCTTCGTAAATGTCGTAGCTGTCAGATACAACTGCCAACAATGCACCTGGCTTGCCGAATTGACTAACCATGTTGCTGTATGCTTTTACTTCACCTGCACGACCCCAACTGGTGATTGTTGAATGCTCTGCGGCTGGGATTGAAAAACCAGCGATACCAGCATTGTAGTATTCACGAGCAAACAAAACACCAGTAATAGTGTCGGTACCCATGAAGTTGACAAGGTGTGCGGCACTGCCAATACCAGCAGACTCCATAGAAGATACGCCACGAGCACCGAAGTCGTGAAGCTTAAAGTCAATAGTTGTAGGGTCACCTGATTTCTCCAAGTATTCGGCGATGATGTTTTTAATGTATTTGCTTTGTGTAGATACAGTAGTACCGTACCACACTGCTCGGAGCAATGCAGTCTCAAGCCAAGTAGTCAACCAGAAGCATTCTGGATCTGTGTTTTCAATTGTAGCAAGAACATTTCTAACTGGCACAACCGTTCCTTCAGAGACTGCTCTGATGACAACCGGGAGGTATCCATTGTGCTTGTCCAGTATGTATTGCCATCCTGCTCGGTTGAAAGGCTCACCGTGTGCGGTAAGGATTTCTTCAGCCACATCAATGTCGGCTTGAGTAATGGGTTCGAGTAGGTACTCTTTGATAAAAGCCTGTAGTCCGAAGAATACTGTTTGATCGTAACGCCCCCCGCGGGATTCAATGTATGAATAAACACCAGTAGTTCCTGGAGGCATTTGTAAAAACATTGAACACTTATAGGAATCTGTGTTCAAAATGGGATTATGTGAGAGTTTCATAAAAGTTCCTTTTAAGTTAAATTGCCTTGCGTCTATCGCTAGGACTTGTTTACAGTATAACACTAACCTATTTTAATGTCAACTGTTTATGTTGCCCAAAACTTAGTTTCTTTCTTGACAGCATTGACCAATTCATCAAAACTGTTAACTAAAGTTACATTGTGTCTTTGGCATACAATCTCTACATTGCCTTTGCGCCAGAATCCATCCGGGCAACATACAATTACTTTTCCGCTTGCGGCGTAAAGTCCTAATTCCATTAAGGTGATAGGGCTTTTAGTGTTTGGATCAAAATAAAATACAATCAAGTCGCTGTAATCTAATGCGTCCAATTCCCAATTAACTTGTTGAGCGAATTGAGAGTTGCTTGCTTCCTGTACCCATGATGAATCCCAGTCATCACGCCGAGGATTTAAGAAACGAATGTCAGTGTCTTTGAACTCATTGACCAATCGTTCTTGCCAGGGTTCAGCAGTACCCATTTCAATAGAACCTGCCAAGAATACATCACCGATAAAGATGTTATCGTTATCGTAACGGTCAGGTGATTTGATATGTTTCATTGTACAAACTCCACCAATGTCACTGTGCCGCCCGCGGCCGAAACTCCTTGAGCAAAGTCTTCCAACATTGCCATAATAGTTTCTTTATTTCCACCTGCTAGGCCCATGCCGATATAAGGGAAACCTAGTCGTTTGTTACCGTATGCGTGAATTAACTTTTGTAAAATCAATTCAAATGCAGTGTATTCAAACACATCTGCACCTTGGCTCATATTGTACTGTGTATAAGCGTTGGCAATCAAGAACTTTCCAGTGAAGGCAGTAGTGTAATTACCGAGTTTGTTGTAATCACCTTTTTCTGTTTCGTTGTCAACTAGTGTTGCCATTGGATAGCGTTCACGAATCTCACGGGCAATGCCGCCGCCCATAGTGTTAAAGCAATTACAGCCTTGAACAATAACATCAAAGTCACCTGCTTCTGCTAGGTCAAGTAGATTGCCCTTTTTGTACTTCAAATAAGACTTTGGGAAGTCAATTGGATTGTCTGTGTTTGTATAATGTCTCATATCAAGCTCCAAGAAAGTGTTGCAAAATTTCGTAGTGGTCCTCAAAAGTTTCCTCTGACTTGACCTCTGCAATAGGAACCCAACGTGCCTTTTCAGCATCATCACTGCCTTTTACTTTAGGCAGTTCACCATCGGGTAATTCAATGTGAAATGCATGGGTGATAATACGACCACGCGGACTACGACCAATCGCATCAAAGACCTTACTACGCTTGATGCTACCTCGCAATACGGGTGCGGGCACTTTAATCATTGTTTCTTCTCTGAGTTCACGAATAGCCGCATCCTCTACACTCTTGTCCGTGTTAGCATTCACATAACCACCGGGCAATGCCCACAGACCTTTACCGGGTTCGCTACGGCGTTTAATCATCAGTACATGACCTGATTGAATTACGACCGCATCCGCAGTAGAGAAGATTGGGGGATAAGGCAACGATGCATATTGCTTTTTGTAGTTAGCTACAAACTCACGTTCGCGGATAATTTGTTCATACTCAGGCGTAGTGCGGAACTGTTCTAAGAAATCAAATGTAGTTTCCGGAACCACACCTTGAATAAATTTCATGTTAACATCACGCTTAAAATACAGGTCACGAATGTCAACAGCACTCAAAAATTCAATGAGTCCTACATTCTCATATCCCCATTGCGGGAACATGTCAAGGTAAAAACTAGAATCATCTTTCTTGTGACCGATGATACCGACCTTGCCACCAAGTAAGTTGTACTTGCTTACAATGCCTTGAACACGCACTGCCCATGCTTGGTCGTTATAAATGGTGTCAATGTTTTCTTCAATGTAGACCTGCATATCAAGACCGCGAGTAGCGTTCTTAATCATTACTGCACGTTCGGCACTTGTGAAGGGATTCTTGTATGTGCGAGGTTGTTTTGCAGAACCAGTGATGATAATCAGTTGGTCAGTCAATGCTGTGGCACGTTTGATAATCTCAAGGTGAGCATTGTGCAGGGGTTGAAAGCGTCCAATAAGGACCAGTGTGTTGTATTTTTTAGACATTTTATGCTTCCTTTGCAGTTACTTCCACAACTTCATCAGCGCCGATGTTTCTGTAAGTCAGCGCCATGTTTGCCCAGTCGCCCGCAATTTTGCCGGCCCATTGATCTGCATTCATACCCAAACTATTGTCATTGGGCACGGTGACCAAAATCTTCACAGTGATTTCGTATTGCTTAGTCATTTTGTACCTTCCAACATTGCGACTTTACGGCGTAGTTCTTGTTCAAGTTTCTCAATCTCTGCCATAGCTTTTGCTCGGACTTCACTAACGATTTCAGTAGTAGAAACTACCTTGGCTTGAATTTTAACTTCCAGAACTTCAATGCTGTTAACATCCTTACGCATGTAGTCTGTGCTAGAGAATGTAGGAATCTCGTCTAGCGATTTCCAAGTCTTGTGTTGGTCAAGCCACGGGCTCCAGTATGGATAACCGCCGCTGTGTGAGTCAGTGTCGTAATAGACACGCTTGCCTGCTTTGTCTATGGCACTGAGTGCATAGGCTTTTTTGATGGTGAATGTAGTTGCTTTAGACATTGAAAAATCCTTTCAATAATGTCAGCGCGGAGTCTATCTCGTTGCTTTGTTTTATTTATCTTATTGTATCAGACTTTACTTTTTCTGTCAACCTTCAATCGCCAGAAAAGTCGCCAAAGTCTTGATTGCTTTGTCCTATGCAGGCTCTTTGTTCCTGTCCAAAAACGCTTACCGTCAAATAGACCGAATCTCTTTGCCTTGGGCTGACCCTTCAGTAGTTTCTCACTGATGCGTTCGTAAGTTGTCATTTTGTAGTTCATGTTAGTATTATACGCCCAAACTGATTTATTGTCAAGCCACAAAAAAGCCCCAACTAAGGGGCTAATTTGTAGTACTAAGTATTACTTAGTTGGGAAGGGCCACGCACCACTTTGTGCATTAAAAGTAGTTCCTGGTGGAGGACTTACTTTACCATCACTGTGTCGAGTCCAACCTGCTGGTGTACTCACATACTGATAGCGAGGATCGTAGCCATCTTCGCTATGCATCTGTCCCTTTTCGTAACCTTCGTCATAGTCTTTACGGTTGCTATCAGGCAGAGCATAGTCACGACCTTCATATCCATCAGTGTAACCACGATAGAATTCACTTGAACCAGTCTTTGGTGCTTTTGCTACCGGGGTAACTGGCTTAGCAATGTTGTTACTAGCGTTAGACTGCACAGGCTTATTGAAAGCATTGTCAATCTTGTCACCATCGTTGCCGATTTCACCGACAACTTCATAACGACATGCACGACCTTTAGCGTTGTTGTAGTCGCTAGGGATAGAGACCACATCAGCAGGGTTGATCTTCAAGATAACAACACGGCTATCGTAGCCATTGCCAAAGTGTGGCAGATAGTCTTGTGAACAGAAGTGCAAACCAGTTGAACAAGTTTGATCCTTGTTGTCATCAACTTCGTTACGTTCCATTTCAACAATCTTACCGACGCTATTGTCCATAGTGCCACTGTGAATGTCCAAGAAGTCGTTACGAACTTTCTTGTAAGCCAAGAAGCAACCATCAGGAGTGATTGGCAAGCTGTTCTTTTCCAAGAAGCCATACAACTCAGTGACTGCCCGCTTAGATGGGTTAGTCATCAAGTTCTCCATGAAGTTGACCAGAGGTTCAACGGGGAAGCCTTCTTGCAACATTGAAATCATTCGGTTGCTCAATGCATTGTGCATTGGCTTACCTTTCCAGAACAATTCCTCGCCCTGGACACTTACATTGCCCTTGCCATAGTTGAGAACAACCTTGACTGGTTCGATAATGTCTTTAACCAAGTTCCAATCTTGTGCTTTGATAGCATCGAGAACCTTCTGGAAAGTGATGTGGCTCTTAGAGATTGTGTGGGGCTTAGAACCAATCACAACTGTGATACTATTGCCCTGCATGATGAAAGGGTACGACATGAAAAATCCTTAAAGAGTTAATTTATAGATAGAGTATAACTGAAAACATGTTTTCTGTCAACTAATTTTGAAGTTTTTGGGCACAATGATAAATAAAAGTGTAGTCCACGAGTCTCTTACCTCTCCGACTACTCTAACGCTCATATCTTGAAAGGAAGCACCAGCATGACTATTTATACACCTTATACCTACTTTATAAAATGGTCCAAAACCGGGATGAAGTATTATGGAGTCAGATTCGCACAAAACTGTCACCCTTCAGAATTTTGGATTGACTATTTTACATCCAGTAATTATGTATCAGATTATGTGAAAGAGCACGGCGAACCTGATATTAAGATTATCCGCAAAAAATTTGTTGATTCAACAAAAGCCAGACTATGGGAACATAGAGTTTTAAAGAGACTGAAGGTCACTTCAAGAGAAGATTACTTGAACAAGTCCGACGGCAAAGCGATTGATACATCAGTACCTGAAGTAAGAGAAAGAATGATTAACGGGATGCTTGAAGGTAACAAAACTCCTGAATCTTTTTTCAACAGGTCTGTAGCCCAAAAAGAAGCACAGAACAAACCGGAAGCCATTAAAGTAAAGAAGCATACTATGCTAGATAATTGGGGTGATAGTGAATGGAAGCAACAACAAATTAAACTTCTCACTGAGGCTAGGAACAAACCTGAGGTAACGGAGAAAATAGCAGATGCCCATAGAAAACTCTGGGAAGATCCTGTATTCCGTCAATCACAAATAGAATTGCGTAACAACCCTATTACCAAACAATCACAGCGTAATGCTAAGATAGGTACAAATAATCCTAGATGTGATATGACTAAATTTCATTTTCAACACTCTTCCGGGGTTAGCGAATGCTTAACCAAGTATGAGTTTAGAACAAAATATAATATCAGCCTTCATTTTTTAGGAAAAATCCTTGACGGGAAAACCATCAAGGATTGGACACTATTTAAACAGGATGATACTTATCAACCATAGTGATATAATCCGAAATTGCCTTCACTTCGGTGTTATATTTACTAATTGCCTTCAGAAGGGGATATCGGGTATACACATCCTCAACTTCTTTGGTATACTTATCAATCAATGCGCTAGGATCAATGTTTGATTGACTGGTAACCTTATACTGACGACAGAGCCATTCTAGACTTTGACGCAAATTTGCATCTGTGGATTTCACATCCTTGAATGTGTTGAATAGAATCATATATGGACTTGACGCATCCTTGATAAGTTTAGATGCTCCGAACTCATACAAATCTTTCCAGCCGATGCTTTGCTTCACAAGTCCCATCACATCAGCCTGACCCAACAGTGCCAGTTTGCCCTTAACATGTTCGTCAAGGTTAACCCAGTTCTTTTGAGCCTTGATAGCTTCAATGTCACCTTTACGCACGCCATAAATGTGATCAGTGTAGATACCACTCTTACGCAAGTGAACTTCCAGAGTCTTGATATCCTCAACAGTACCAAGATTCTTGTAACCGCTCAATGGCAAGTAGTAGTAAGTTTGTTTAGCATCAAATGAGCCAGCCTTGCCACCATCACGCCATACCATTTCAGCACGATCACGCCAACCACGACTACGACCTTCTTCCAGTCGCATGATAGTAACGTTCTGACCCATACCACCTGCACGTTCTTTTTCAAGCAACGAACTAGCCTGCAGAATCTTAGATTCAGGAGGGTTAGACATTGCGGTGAAGAAAGCCTTAGTGTCAATTGGCTTAGATTTGTCAGCAGCCTCAATCACATACACACTAGAACTATATTGGTTGTTAATGTCAGTAGAAGTCTTCCAGTGATGTTTTGCACGTTCAGTAGCACCAACTTTAGTATCGTTGATAACAAAGTGTACATTGGGGATAACAGAGATTTCCCATTCATCACGAGTTACAGCTTGACCGTTTACACTGTTGTAATTATGAGTTGGCTTTAGTGTAGAACAGGCAGCATAACTAGGGCTCTTACTGAAACCACGCAATGCAATGTTGTAAGTACTTGCCAAATGTTTCACTTCAAACTTGAAGGTCTTCTTTGCATTCCAACGATTGTGCTGTGGAGTGTACAATTCAAACTTTGTATCAGTAACATACTTCTGCACGGCTGTACAGAACAAATAGTCAACATGACGCTTTTCCAAATAATCAGCACGTTCCCACAAGTTGGTAATCTTGTCGGCCTCTTGTGCGATATGAATTGCCAATTGTGCGTTCAATGCTACCAATTTGTTTTTGATAGCCTCGATAGTTTGCGGGATGTAACTCAGACCTTCACGTGACGCTTGAAAGTCGAGTTCACCAATTTTGAATTCCATCACAAGACCGCAACTCAACAGACCTTGCAGACCGTCGAGTGACTTTTCAGCATTAGGCACATCAATCGGGTACTTGATGTTACCCATGATAGCATAGCTACGTTGACCATCAGTATGATAGTGAACACCCGGGATGATATCTTTTTCCTTGTACTCAGGATCCTTAAACTTAAACTCTTGGTTGCCAGAAATTACTGGGCGCAGTTTGAAGTATTCGTAAACAGACTTTGCCTCTTGACGGAACTTGTCAAAGTCGTAACGTTCTTCCACAGCAAAACGAACCTCAACACCAGCTGGATCAGTAGTTTGTTCATCCATCATTTTAGCGATAGACGGGACACCTTGTTCGTTGATGAAGGCTGTGTAAATACCTTTAACACCGTCTTTAATCGCTGTAACGGTGAAGTTGTCAGTGTAAGAGAATGGAGACTTGCTACCGAGACCCAACGCACCGATGAATTCATTGGACGCTGTTTTAGTACTTTCAAAGTAAGTGGTGTAGATGTTAGTGACTTGGTCGTGCGACAGACCAGTACCATAGTCTCGGATTGAGAACCAGGGTTCGAGACTGTTGGGCAAGTGAACATCAAAGGGGGTGTTTTGTTTGCCAGCTGCCGTATGTGAGTCAACAGCGTTGCAGGACAATTCTCGGACGATTGCTCGGATTTTGTTTGCATACAAACCTGAGGACAGAATGTTGAAAGCCTTCGCACTATTGCGAATGCGGAACTCACCAATCTCGCCCACGTTGGACATGATTGCTTCGTTTTGGGGTGCATGATTGATAATCATTAAAATTCCTGTTTTTCAGTGTCAATACAAGTATTGTATCAGAGTTTGGATTTATTGTCAACCAAACATAAATTCAAGATCAGCCTCGAGGTCGTCAATAGCTGCCTCAATATTCTGAACAGTCATGTTTCCTGCATCGGTATCACCCAATGCTTTATAGACCAAATCTCGGGCTTCTTTCAGTTTGTCAATTGCTTGTTGAAGTTCAGATTTCAGCATTTTGTGTCCTTTAGTTGACTGTCTAAGATTCTATTATATACCCAAAACCATTTATTGTCAAATTTTAGGCTTTTACTAGGTATGTGTATCTGGAGCCTGGCATACCCATGCGCTTTAGTTTCAGCTTGCCTGTCTTCACCAATCGGCGCAAGTCAGTATCATTTTTCATTTGCGGGCGATACTTGCGGTTCACACAGTATGCCGCGTCCGGAGTGGTGTCAAACATGTGCATGATTAACTTTCGGCGGGCGCTACCATAGTCCATTTCCGGAATGTATAACCAGTTCATTTGTTAGTTCCTTAGATATAGAAAGGAGTGTCAAAGCCTAGGGCGTCATAGACACACTCACGGACTGCGGTGTCAGTAGCCTCACCAAATTCTTCGGGGAAACGGTCAGCCAAACTACGGAGTTCAGCAAGAACTTGGGGCCATTCCATTTTGAGTACTTTTGCACTACGCACGATTGCGTCAACAGCATCGTTACCAAAACCTGTGTACATTGAGTAGTTTGCCATTTTGTTTCCTTTTCTTTACTGTCTAAGATTCTATTATAGCACCAAACCCATTTATTGTCAAATTTGGGCTTCTTTTTGATCCATCATTTCAGAGAGGATAAACTTAGCTACATTCATTTGTTTACGAACGTATTCAACTGAACGAGGACCTGTACCCATTGCCATCATTTCTTGGCAGTCACTCATGATGCCCATCACGACCATCTCCAGACCAGAGAACTTAGCGGTAATACTTTCCATGTACTGCTCGCGGATATCAGACTCAGACATACCGTAGCACTTAGATTCAAATTCAGTCATTTCAGTTCCTTTTATCGATTCAATACATGTATTATAAGCCCAAATCCATTTAATGTCAAATATTGGGCATAAAAAAGCCCCTTTGTTTGGGGCCTTTTTTGTTAAAAGTCAGTTATTTTATCTGTGTCCAAACACGCTCACGGATCTGCTTTGTTAGTGCATCTGGTAAAGGCACGTAATCTAAATCTACAGCATCTTTCTTACCATTCTTAAATGCCCAATCAAAAAACTTTAACACTTCATCACTAGTAGCTTTGTTCTTTGGTTCTTTGTACATGATAATAAAACTTGCCGAACTTACTGGCCAAGCATTAGGATTCTTTTGATCCACAATACTCAGTCCCATACCCGGAACACTGAACCAATCAGCACCGTCAGCGGCTGCGGCAAATGTTAAGTCATCTGGACTAACATACTTACCACTCTTGTTTTGTAATTGTAGGAACGTCATGTTGTTTTTCTTAACATAAGCATACTCTACATAACCAATTGAACCTTTGATTCTGTTGACGTTGGCTGCAACACCTTCATTGCCCTTGCCACCTACTGATGTAGCAGCTGGCCACTTAACTGCGGCGCCACGACCAACACGCTGTAACCACTCTGGACTGACTGTAGCCAAGTAATCGGTCCAGTTGAATGTTGTGCCACTGCCATCAGCACGATGTACAATAGTTATCTCTGTATTAGGCAAATTCTTACCTGGATTTAGTGCTACTAGTTTAGGGTCATTCCAACGATTAATATTGCCCATAAACACTTCAGCCATAACAGGTCCGGTGATGCGTAGTTCGCCGGGCTTGAATCCGTCTAAGTTTACTACAGGCACTGTTCCGCCGATGATAGCAGGAAACTGAACTTGACCCATCTTGTCTAAATTCTCTCCGCTTACTGGAGCATCTGTAGCACCAAATTCTACTGTCTTTGCGTTGATTTGTCTAATGCCGCCCGAACTTCCAATGCTTTGATAGTTCATGCCTGTGCCTGTAGCTTTTTTGTAGCCTTCAGCCCACTTAGCATAGATCGGGAATGGGAAGGTAGCACCTGCTCCTGTGATGTCTGCACTAAATGCGACCGTTGATATTAGTAATGCACCTACTAATGCTGTTAGTTTTTTCATGTAATAGTCTCCTTGTGTGTTTATTACACAAGTATTTACTTCAGGAAATATGACAGTACGATGACAATTATGTGACTATGCTAAGAATTATGCTTTGGAGTACAATAGTATTTCTTCTTTAATATTGTTGTTATCGGAGATGGCATCTATCACATCAGACATTTTTTGTTCCATAATGTCGGTAAATCTTTCTAGTATGTCCATTGAACTACTAGAGCCTCCCCTGCCACCTAGTGACATCGTATTAAATTTAGTTAATTTTGGTACTTCACTCTCAATTGACTTCTTTTGCACACTACCAAATGATTCTCTTAATGAAGTTAGTATATCGTTAGCAGGCATGCTACTGCTGTTTAGCATTACTGAATTCTTACCAGGACCATCAAAGACACCACCGATATCGGCTTTGTTAATAGGTATTGTTTCAGAAGAAGTCGGGGCAACAGGAGAAGCTTTATTTGCTTTCTGACTGTTATACTTATCCATGACATGAGCAGGATAAGAGTTACCAGAACCTAATGATAATTCTATTGCTGCCAGTTGTGCCATACTTAATGGCTTATCAGCAGTGACCGGTTCGTTTGCTATCAATAAATCAGATTTAGTTGAGCTTGATTTTAATGGTACAGGTGGAGCCGTCTTTGGCGCAGTTGGTTCCGCTGCCTTACCTGATTCTCCCTCACTATGAGCCTCTGATGCACTACTAGGTGAGGGTGTTGATCCTCTTCTACCTTCATTTCCCATTGCTACCGGTTCTGCTGCCGGAGCAGCCGGCGCCGCACCAGCCTTTCGTGCGTCTTCCATAGTCTTAAAGACTTCTTTGCCAGCACCACGTTGTTTTTTGTTTAACTCACGCAACTCATTTTGTTCTTTGAACAAGGCTTCTCTCTTAGCCGCCATTGCCTTCATTGATTCTTTATTGGCATCATCCTCTGCTTTTTGTGCTTCTGCTTTTTGTTTTGCAGTAGCATTAGGATCAGATTGTGTTTTCTTATTAGCATCCATTGCGGCTTGTTGTTTATTCAATGCCGCGGTATCTGCCTGTCTAGCTTTCTCTACTCCTGCACCTTGTGTTGGGCCAGTACCGGAAGCTTGTTGAAATAATTTTACTGCTTCATTAAATGCTTTAACTGATGAAGCCATTGCAAGACCGGCACCGTCCATAAGTTTGGCAGCTTGGTCAAAATTCAAGCCAGCCTTCTGTTGAATCTGTATAGCTTCTACATTTTTCTTTAATACCTCATCATCGCCTTTTTGTTTATCTTCTTGAATTTTTTTAGCATATGCTTCCGGAGTTAAACCTGATTTTTTAACCTCAGCTTGTAGTTTGTCACTAGCTTTAATAGCATCAAGTGTAGCGTTAAAGTCACCAATTAAATTAGATACATCACCACCAATTCGTTTTGTACCGGCCGTTCGTTTTGCAGATTCTCTTGCACTTTCAATACCTGCTTGATAAACGACTTCACCTTTCTTACCTTTACTAATAGCTTCAATAGCACCTGCACTATTTTGCATTGCCATTGCAGACTCAGCATCAATAACATTTTTACCTGCGGCATAATACTTAGCAACACCGGCTGCTTCTTTCTTTCTACCCTCTGCCATTAAGCGGGTAGAGTATTTCATTGCCTGCTCTAATTCTGCTTGTCGTTTAGTATCACCTGACTTTTCAGCCTGGTACATAGCGGCGCGCAGTTCTTCAATTGCCATTACCTGCTTCTGTGCTTCTTCTTGTTCTTTACGACCTATACCAGTAATAGCGGCAATTCTATCTAGTTCTTCCATGTAGGCAACAGAACCTTTAACTAAATCAGCTTGGGTTTTGCCTTGCGCCATGCCCATGCGTGTTTGCAAGGCCATGTACTTTAATGTATGTTCTCTTTGTTCGTCACTTGATATACCAAGTAACAATAACTTTCTGTTAAGTTCCTTAGCCGGCCCTTCAAGACCTGTGATTTGATTTGCTACACCTGCAAATTTTTCTAATCCACTAGATGCAGTTCCACCAAACAATGCTAAATCTTTTGATCCAGATACTAATAGTGAATTGAATTTTTCAATTTCAGCACTGGTTAAGTTTAATTTTTCTAAGGTAGTACTAACACCACTCATGCCCTTTGACGTTGTTAGTCCTACTTCACTTAGTTTGTTGAATGAATCGTATACCTTATCGTTATACTCTGCACCCATCTCAATGAGTTTAGTCGATTTTTCTAACGCAAATCCAAATGCGGCAACGACACCACCTAATATCTTTACAGCAGTACCGACACCGGTGAACATCATCACCCCACCGATTAAGTATAAGGCTTTGGATACTGTCCCGTTCAAATCCTTCATTGCCTTGGCGCCAACTTTGGCACCACGCTCACCATTGAACAAGGATTCAGCCATTCCCATAGCGGCTTTAGTAACTCCACTGAAAATTGACGTAACTAAGGTGAGGCTAGCTGCCCAGCCCACACTCTTGCCGGTCATCTCAAACATACCCTCTTGCAACTTACCCATAATGCCATCAAGACTGTTGACACTGGTGCTTAGGCGTCTAAACTCCTTGACTGGGTCTTCGGCAGCCCTAGCAAGTTCACGCTCTTTGCTAATGCGCTTATCTAATGTTTCAAGTGATTGTTTTTGAGCTACAGAAAGCTCTGTGGTTGTTTTGCTTAAGTTGTTGGTTGCATCTAGCTTATAACCTCGATAGCGCAGTTCATCTTCAAATAGTTTCTGTTGTTTACCTTCAGCTTCTGCTTGTTTGTTTAACTCTTTATTCCGCTGTTCTGCCCCGGCCGCCTCTACATCGGATCTAGCTTTGCCGGATTCTTTTAGCTTCTTGTTGGCCTCGGCTTGAGGTCCCAGCATGGACCGCATTGCCTCATCGGTATATTTTACTGTACCGGTAAGTTCGTTAAGAGATTCCGAAAGTTCGTATAATTTACGCGGATCTAAATCATCCATGGGTTACCCATCTGTTAGTCATATTGTATTTATGATTAGAAAAATACTGACTATAAGATGGGTAAAGTGTGTTTAATTGCGTTTATCGATGATTTTGTCGATTAGACCATATGCTAATGCTTCGTCAGCACTCATAAACTTGTCACGATCCATATCCCGTTCAAATTCTTCATATGTCTTTCCTGCACTGTTGTGCTTGACATAGATATCAGTCAATCGCTTTTTCAAGTATGTGATTTCTTTGTAGCTGATTTCAATGTCACTTTGCATACCTCGGGCACCACCACTGGGTTGATGAATCATGTGTCGTGCGTTTGGCAACATCATACGTTTGCCGGGTGCACCTGCATTAGCAAGCAAACTACCCATTGAACATGCTTGTCCCATAACGATTGTCTGCACATCGGGTTTGATGAATTGCATACAATCATAGATAGCCATACCAGCAGTTACGCTACCTCCTGGGCTATTAATGTACATTGAGATATCCTTCTCACCCTCAGATTCCAAGAACAGTAGCTGGGCAACAATCAAGTTCGCCATTTGGTCATGCACTTCGCCCTCAAGCAAAATAACACGGTCACGCAATAGACGGCTGTAAATGTCATAACTACGCTCACCTTTAGCTGTTTGTTCAATGACGATTGGGACTAGACTCATAAGTTTCCTTTTATAAAATTTTCGATAAATATAGAATCGGTGATATAATTATCACTTCATTAACTCTTTGAGATATTATATATGAGATACAACGAATTTGCAAGAACTTTGGTAGAAAGAGCCGCCCAACCAACCGCTGGTAAAGTTGATATTCAACCCCAACCTGTGACTAAGGGTCAAGTTGAACAGATTCTTCGTAAGAATGGTTATGAAGATTTGAAACCAAACGGAAACAAGATTAATGTATTGGTTCAAATCCCAGCTGGACAAAAGAAAAATGAGTTCCGTACTGCCATACTTAATGAAATTTTAGCAATCTTACAAAAACAACTTCCCGAAGGAGACGCAGAATATAGTGCTGATCCAGGTATCAGTAGTTTGGGCGGAGTTGTATTCAGTAATAGTCCAATTACAGTTGTGGTTAAAGACACGGGCAAGCAAGGTGATAATAGTGCCGGTGTTGCTAATGAATTAGAAATGGCTAGTTTGCTACAGTCATTGATTCAGAAATATGGTTCGGCTAATGTTACATTCGTTGATCCACGTGGTAAGAAAATGACTATTCGTAACTGTACAAATGTTGAAGTTGCCGGTCGTGACACGGCAGACCGCAAGAAAGCTGATGTGGTATTGACCAGTGAAAGAGGCAGTTTGCCAATCAGTATTAAAAAGCTAGATGCGGATATGTGGGAAAGTGCTGATAATATGTTTGGTCAACGGGCTCGTTCTATATTAGACAAACTAATCAAAGATGGTATCGTAAAATTACAGCCAGTTGGCGAACGCAAAATGAAGTCGGGCCCCGTTCCTGTTTATGCGTTATCTAAAGAGATTGTCATGGAGCCAACTGAACAAGAGGCATTGAGTGCTGTATTTGGTAATGACTTAAATCCTAAAGGAGGTGTTGTCGTTCAAACATTCAAGCCAGAGCATTTCAAGCAAGTAGATAATAACGTCACGGTTCAATGTCATGCTGTTATTACTAATGCCGCTGAGATCCCAGAAAGTCACATGATGGTTTGGTTACTACGTAATGATAGTACCCGTAACGGAGGCGCATTAGGCATTGCGGGTATTCGTCCTCTAGGTGTGACATTAACTCGCGGTATTGGTAAGACGGGAAAGAAAGATGTTATTCTTGTTGACCAGTTTGGCAATGTCGTAGACAATCCAAACTTAAAATAATTAACACTTAAACAAGTTTTGATGTAGGAACCATCTGCGTCTGCTATGTGCGCTTTTTAAACAGATTCCATATTTCTTTAATTTGTCTCGGAATATAAAGAAACTAGGTCCATGACTCATAATAGGTTCTTTTCCTATATGAAGTCTTTTTAGACCCTCAACATCCCACTGATATTGGTGACACATTTCATGTGCTAATATAGTAATTAACCATTGACGGCAATACCATTTGTCCATCATTCTAATTTTACAATAGCTTTTAGACTTAGTGGGCATAGTAGTTGCACCGTAGCACATTCCCCAGTATTTTCTACAACGGGGCATAACCTCAATCTCAGGCATGATTAGTTTATTGTTGAAAATCGTCTTATTAATTAAACGATAAAGTGATACTACTTCGTTATAGTCGGTCCTATAACAAAGACGTTTTTGATATGCTATAGGAGGTAACTCCTCACGCATAAGTTCGGCGAGATTAGCTTTTCTGAACATGATGTATTTATAATACTATTCCATCGCAGAAACTACACAGTTATCAGGAAAAAAAGTTTATGGAATGAATCCGATTAAATATATGTTTAGGAGAATTCAAATGGAAATTATTGTAGCATTAGTATTTTTGGGTGGCGCACTTTGGTGGTTTTTCATCCGTGATGAGAAGAAACCAGATGAAGTAGTCACATCTGCCCCGGATAATGTCACTGCCCCGTACAAAGTACCGGAGCCAGCCGCAACTACACCGATTCCTTTGGTTGTAGAGGCAGTTAAACCTGTAAAAGCCAAAGCACCGGCAAAGCCTAGAGCACCAGCAAAAGCAAAAGCTCCGGCAGCTACAAAAGCAAAAGCCCCTGCTAAGCCAAGAGCAACTAAGGCTAAGCCTCAGGCTTAATGAAAATAGGGTTTGATGTTATCAGCGACCTTAATCTGGACGCTGAAGATGAATTTAACTGGGACGGGAAGGCTACTAGCCTGTACCTAGTTATAGCCGGTAATATTAGCAATAACTTGCGAGTAGTACATCAAACACTGCTTCATTTGAGTAGATTTTATCAAGGGGTGTTTTACATAGCAGGTTCGTCTGAACACGAATCTATGCACTTTGTAAAACACCGCCATGATGAATTAAACAAATTGTGTAGGACTATAGCAAATGTCGCATATCTACACAAGCATGTTGTAATAATCAACGGAATTGCAATACTTGGCTGCAACGGCTGGTATGTAAATAAGATAGAAATGGAACTAGATTCAGAGTTAGAAAAACTCCATCTTCATGCACAGCACATGGAAGATATTCAATATCTAGGACTTAGTTTAGGAAAGCTACAATTACATCTAGATGTGAAAAAGATCCTAGTAGTCACACATTCAGCACCTAGCCCCGAACTGTTCTTTGGAGAAGAACCGCACAATATATCAGAGTATTTTGCGCTAAAAGATACATTACTTAGCGATACTGAATTTAAAGTCAGTCATTGGGTTTACGGGAGTTATGATAAGATTGTTGACACAACTATAGACAATATAAATTATATCAACAATTCTTGTTTCGGCAAAGAGCCTTATTGGCCTAAGCGAATAGATATAGAAATTTAAGCTTCAGCTTCTACTTTGATTTGTAGCGGGAAACCTTGACTACGTGCGTCTAGTGTAACTTCAATTCCGCGTTGTTCTGCAATTTCATAGGGCAATACAGCTACGATGGCACTACCTTCACTATGAATGTTATGCGTTAATAATGTAGCTGTATCTTCGTTATAATTAAAATAACTAATCAAGCTGTTTACGACAAAATTCATGCTGGTCACTTCATCATTGATATAAATGATTTTATACAATGGAGGCTCTCTTAAAGCAAGATTAGGTTTGATTTTAATTTTAGTATCAGTTTTAGTATCAGTTTTAGACATAATTTTCTTTGTTAATGTGTGCGAGTTCCCCCGCACACTTATTTATTGAACCTCTATTATATTACTTAGTGTAAGTAATAACAATAGCTTTTGGCTTCTTTTCTTCCGGAACAATTCGTTCTAGTTGAATAGTCAAAATACCATCTTTTTGTGAAGCATTGATTACCTCAACGTGTTCTGCTAGTGTAAACTCACGCACAAAATCACGTGTACTGATACCTTTATGTAGATACTCAGCAATGAGTTCCTCATTCTTCTGTCCCTTGATAGTCAATACACGGTTGTCAAGGTTAACTTGAATTTCACCCTGACTAAAGCCAGATACAGCTACTTGAATATCGAAGGAATCTTCGGTATTCTTGACGATGTTATATGGGGGATAGTTAAGTGATTGTTGACTATTCATTCGTGCAAGTTCATCAAACATGTTATCGAAACCGATACCAAATTTAGCGATTGACGGAATGTCGAGGGAACGAAGGGTTAAAGTTTTTGTCATTTTTTCTCCTATTAAGCAAGTTATGACTGTTGTAGACCCGACCATCGGCATCTACATACGTATTTATTATACTAAAACACGCAAAAAAATCTATTATTTTGGAACTCAAAAGTCTTTCTTAGGAAGACTTTGGTCACGTAAGTATTTCTGCCAACGTCTTTTTGCCTGGCTTTTTGCAAGTTTGCGCTGGACTGCGGGCTTGACATATTGTTGTCTATCCCTAACTTCCTGCAGTAACCCAGAATCCGTAATCTTCTTTTTGAATTTACGCAATGCTTTGTCAAAGTTACCGTCTTGCACTAATACTTTTCTTCCACTCATACTACTGATTTTGGCTCCAAAACTAAATCTCTATCTATATTTATCTCTGTAACGTTGTTTTTCCGATATGTCTTAGTGTTAAACATATGAGGCATTAATGTGCGCTCAATCTCAGTATGCAATCCACGTGCACCTGTCTTTAGTTTCAAGCAATTTTCTGCTAGTTGATCCAATGCATCCTCAGTAAACTCTATTGCAACATTGTCTAAACTGAGCAAATACTTATATTGGTCAATATAGTTGTTCTTAACTTCTTTAAGGACCTTAATCAGTTCATCCTTAGTCAAGTCGCTCACACTTACTGTAGTAGTAAAACGACCAATGAATTCAGGAATCATACCGAATCTTACTAAATCATCAGGTGATACATTATTCAACTCTGATTCTTTACGATTGTCTTTAATCTCTGCACCAAAGCCAATGCTTGTACCATTCTCACGGTTGTTGATGATTTCTTTTAATCCAACAAACGCACCACCAGCAATGAATAGAATGTCTTTGGTATTAATCTCAAGCATATCACCACCGGGATGCTTACGTCCACCACTAGCCGGAATCCGACAAATAGTACCTTCAACTAACTTAAGCAATGCTTGTTGAACACCCTCACCTGATACATCACGTGTGATACTAGCACTTTCACCTCGACGGGCAATCTTGTCAATCTCGTCAACAAACACAATACCACGCTCTGCTAATCTAGGATCACCGCCGGCGGCATTGACTAGCATACTAATCATTGACTCAACATCATCACCTACATATCCTGCTTCTGTGATACTTGTTGCATCTGCTACAATGAAGGGAACTTCCAAGTATTTTGCTACAGTCTTAGCAAGTAATGTTTTACCGCTACCAGTAGGACCAATCAATAATACATTACCTTTAGAGATTTCCAAGTCTTTTGGTGGCTTGTTAATGCGTTTATAATGATTAGCAATAGCTACACTCAATACACTCTTGGCACTATCTTGTCCAATAATGTGCTGGTCAAGAAATTCTTTAATAGATTCAGGATCATATGATACACTATGTTCAACTGGTTCTAGTTTTTCATTCTCCTCGTCTAGCATCAATTTATTGCATAGGTCTACACAATCACTGCAAATTGCTACATCCTCACTAACAATTAGTTTTTTAACATCATCTTTGTGTTTATCACAAAAAGTGCAATGGTTTAGTTTTGTTTCTGTTGGCATAGTTCTACTTATCTGTTTTGTTATTCACTTACAACTTTCATGTCCAACGACACTTAGTTCAATTCGTTCTATAAATCTCAATGCATCACCAATGTTTGATAGACGAATTCTTATTATATTGTTTTCTGTTTGATTGCCATAGAGTATAAGGGTATCTCCTATAGAATATAATCCAGGCTTTCTTCCTGTAAACGATTCTGGTGTATAGCATTGTTTATAAAACACACTATTGTTTTGATTGTGTATCATCAATTGTATATTAGGCTTGTAATTATTAAATCTATCAATGATAGTATGCATAGCCAATACATCATTGAATTTGTAATGATTCTTTTTTCCCAAGACATAATCTTTAGGGTCTTTTGCCATAGTGATGATATTGCCGGGGCTTGTTCTAAACAATCCGTTGCTACCATCTTCAATTAGTGATAGTGTTTCATTGAATGATTCAATGTAATTATAGTTCCATCTGAAAGTAAAGCCTATTTCAATAAAAGGATTACGGTCAGTACCAACACCAAACTTATGTTGACCTTGTTGTACTCTAAATGCCTTACTTGGATAATCATTCAACACACTACGCAACAACATATCCCCATTACGTTTTGATTGGATATAAGTTTCGTATCGTGTGCTTTGTGTTTGATTGTCAAATATTTTAGGATTAGTGCTAGTCCCTAAAATTCTATTTGCAATTTTGCTCGATGATACCCACACATCAATTATGACGACAACTTTATTATCGTATGAGTTAGTAGTGATAATTTTATAACTATCAACATAGCCCGCACTATAATTTATAATGTCATTGCGTATGAGTTTGGTGTCTTTTGATTCTAATTCGTTGACTAGAACAGAACCAACTTGTAATTCTACCGCAGTTTTAAATGCGTTATCTTTAGCCTGTCGTAATGTACTACCGATACCTTCTACACGTATCGGTTGTGCTAATGCAATATTACAAACAAGAGTTAGTAGTACTACCAGGTATTTCATCAGTTACCAAAGCGTTTACGCATGTATGTTGCGGCACGTTCAGTATTATGATCCCAGCGAATAACTGCTTTAACAGTTTGTCTATCTACGATTTCAGTATCTTTGAGTAATGCACCACGCAGTTTACCTTCAGCATTGTTACGAATGCTTTCACTTAGTGTACGAACAACCTCGTTGTTGTTTTCACGGATAGCAAAGTTTGTATCTTTACCGGCATCTGTATCGCTCATTTCAACATCCTCGTCGGACTTGATGCGATTCTTAATGCGGTCTTGCGCTTTCTCTACGTTCTTAGTGACAGTATTGGCAAAGTTGTTAGAGCCAACACCCTCGTTCATAAAACGAATCAATCGTGCTTTAGCATCCATCTCTGCGGCAATAAATGCACGTTCACGCAATGCTTCGCTATTACCAAAACTGTTTGCGTAGCCAGTGACTTCAATAGCTTGAATTTCACCTTTGACACACAATGCATCACTCATGCCGAACAGTCCTGTACCGAATGCACAAGACCATTCAATCTTAATACCCTGTCGCTTAAAACTAGAGGTAAGTTTTTGTGCATTGATAGCAGTAATAGGTGCAGATTCTACACTTGCATTTTTACTAGTTGATGAACACCCAGCCAACACTAGTGCTACTGAGATTGCTAAAAGTTTGAGTTTCATATATACTTCGGTTGTAGTTACAGATAGAGTTATTATACGCTAAATGTAACTAGTTGTCAATGACTTTGGTTAAGTTTGTTGATTTTAATATGATCTTCAATTTGGGCACGTTCATTGTCTGATAATAACTCAGGATCGTATTCACCCTTGTCAATCATTTCAATAAGGTACTCAAGGTATTTGGTGTTATAAAGGTATGTGTTGGATGTTTCTTTATTAATCTCAATCCAATTTCTTCCATCATACTTAAACACTTTATTGGGTAATACATCTACTCTAGTAAACACATCGCCCTTGTTAGCATCATTCGGAAATTTAGATCCAAAACTGCTATTAACAGGTTTACTAGCGTCAGCAGATAATTTTAAGAATTCTGGATGCTGGCTAAACAATGCATCTTTATTCATATGCTTACCTTGATATGAAACATAGCCGCCAGGTAATTCTTTGAATGGCAAGTCTTGTTTTACATCCATGCCATTAGCATCAACAGTAGGCTCTGGCTCTGGATTAGGCTTTACTTCTTTTTTGACACGTTTCTTTTTTGGCTTAGTTGGTTTTTCTGCTACTTCTGATTTATATACCATTGGTTCTAAGTTTTCAAAGTGTTCAAATGGTTTATTCAAGTAAGGATGTAGTTCTGCTATAGACTTTTCAGGCTCTACGATTGGTTCAGGTGGAATGAATGTCCACGCTATGCCTTTAGTATTGTCTATTACATCACATTGTTTATTAGGGCAGAACAGTCCGATACTAGGAGCATCCATTAATGGTGTACCGCATTTATAACACTTGATAGATTCATCCGGAAACAACTCTGATTTAGTAATCAACTCACCATCAGGTAAGTCTTCCTTAGCAGTTTCTTCTACCTGTTCAAGTTGTTTGTCAGTTAGTGGACCATCGTCAGGTTCATATCCAGATTCTTCTTTGACAGGTTCTTCTTTATCCCATTCTTTGCTTGCATTAGCCGCAAGAACAAGTGCAATGGCTAGTGGATCAAACACAATAACTAATAGGATAATAACCCAACGTACTGCCGCTTCTAGTGTATTGTTATCAGCATTGTCACCGTAAATCAATGCGGCAATATACTTGATAGGTCCAACTTCTGCTTCTATCTTGCGATTCTCTGCCGCAATAGGTGCTCGTTCTTCATTTAGTTTAGCAATTTCTTTTTGAGCATCACCAATTTCTTTTTGTAGTTTAGTGCGCTCACCTGTTTGTTGTCTACGAATCTGTACGGCACGTTCAGCACTATTCTCGCTATCACCGCGACTTAATCGTTGGTCAACTTGATTGTCCATTTGAGTTAATGCTTTTCGTGCTAACTCAATATTGTCTCGTTGTGTTTTAATCTTTTCATCATAGAGTGATAGTTTGGCTTGACTATCACCAGTACTGATACCATGTTCCATGTGTGCTTTACTTAAGAAACCAAAAATGCCCATAGAAGTAAGCAATGCAAGTGCAATAACAGCGGGTACTAGGTATAGTTTTAATAACCAACCAGCACGGCGCCAATATTTACGTAGCCATACTGTAGCAGTAATCTTTCCTACTTCTAGGATACCACCCATGATGATAACAGGAATAACCGCACCTGCAAAGATAGCGGTTAAGCCGATGATACTATACCAGGCAGCTACCGAACTAAGCGATAGTGCTACTAATAGTGTGAGATTTGAGAATGATAAAAAATTAAGGCGCATCTAATATTTAGTTATGTGTTGACCTATTAATCTACATATTATGGGAATAAGTGAATATAGTGGTCTTTGAATTGTTCCCATTCTAAAACAAATTTAGCGGGAACACCAGGACCAGTATTCACCAAATACGTAACCCAGTATTGTTCTTCATCTCGGCGTTTGATTTGAATAACAGTAATGCTATTACCATCTTCGAATGTGTAGGTCTTGCCTACACATCGTTGCATTTCTTCTGTCATCATTTTTTATTATGATGTACACTAAATGTAGACCATTGACCACGCCAGTTATCATGGTCACTGTCCATACCCTCGTCATCAAGTTCAACGCCATCATATACAAGTCGGGTGACAACACTTGTACCTTGAACATCCCAATATAGTGCTTTAAGTTTCTTAGGTTCAAACACACCTTCAATAGTAGTTTGAATACAAGAACCTTTACCACCTTGTGTCCACATCAACCAATAGCCCTTACCCAAATGTTCTGGATATAGTTCTTCTTGTTCTTCTGATGTTTCCCAACGACTATCTTCATCACCGTGTGCGTCACTAAAGAATGATTCCAAATCACCATCGTAGATAGTCTCACCTTCGCTATTCTCAATAGTCATGTGAGTATCATCTTGGTCAAAGCCCCAGAATGAATGTTTGCCTTGATACTCGTAATAAGGCAAATCAAATCGTGCGGCCTCAGGAGTCTCATTATCATCGTAATCATAGTTCTCGTTAAGGGCATCGCTCAAATCATCTTCGTGTTCTTCACTACTCCAATGTTCGTATTGTGCTTTCTTAATCTTATGTACACCAATCTCACGTGTACGACCCCAGATACGAATTGTATATGTATCTTCCGGATAACTTTCTTTTAATGAACCATCATCCTCGTCATCTTCAAAGGGCCATTTAGCAGTTTCTACGAAATCGCTATCTGGCGATGGCCAGTGTGCGGAAATTTTATCTTCTACTGGTAGTTGTTCAAACTCACGCTTAAGTTCTTCAAGGTCTGCTTCCAAATCAGCCTCATCAACTGGTTCTTCTACATTATGCCAACTTGATTCATCACCTAATTCATAGGTAACCTCATATCCACCTTTACGGTCAGTCCAGCAGTCATCGTATTGAAAGTCCCATTCAAGCTCTACGTCATTCTCATAGGCATCATTGATAACTTCTTCGAAATCAACTTCACCTGATTGAATGTCTGTGAGTTTTTGTACAATCTCATCCTCATCCAAATCAGGATAGATTTCACTTAATAGTGCTTCATCAAGTTCAATGGCATATTGCCTATCGTGTTGATGCCATTCATGTTTTACGATTGTTACCATTATGCGCCTCCTTAGCGTTCTTCCAAATCTTTTTACCTATATCAATTATAGGGTGTATTATCCATACACCCCATACGATTCCGCATATAAAATATACAAACTCGTTGAATGTCATTTTGGCATCATCAAAGCATTGAAGTTGGATGGCACAACGATTGTCTGTACCTGACCGTTCTTAATGCCTTCTGAGATATTCAGCATAGCTTGAGCCTGCATGAATGCAATTGATGCGCCAGAGTTATTAGCCAGTGCTGCCATACGACGGCTTTCAGCCTCAGCAGTTTTTACTTCAACTTCCTTCTGCTTGAGTTCGTTCTTACTACGAACCAATGCGTTGGCACTCTCAACAACAGTGTCAGAAGGCAACACATTGCGAATCATAACCTGGCTGATCATAATGGAACCGTCCAACTTTTCTTCAGAAAGGTTGCGAACAATTTCTTCCTTGATGTAGTTTTCCATGTCAGTGCGATTGTCTGCCATGTCCAATGCTTCATACTTACGTGCTGCCTTGTAGATAGCATTACGAGCATTTTGAACAATGTAGTTATACATTACATAAGTGTCGCCTTTAGCTTCAGCGTGAAAGCTCTTGTTCTTAGTTGCATACAACTCGGCAACTTGTTGCGGGTTGATGTTGTAAACAACCACAGCATCCAAGTCTTTCATTGTGCTGTTATCTTTAGCAACAGGAGTCATATTCTCCAGCACCACGTTAACATCCTTAACTGGGAATGTAAGCACATCGCCAATCAATACTTGATTAAACGAACCTGGCAGCAACTCGCCACTTTGTACTTGTTTATCAAAGCCAACACGTACGCCAACTTCACCAGTTTCGATACGGGTGCATCCCGTTGCAAGTGCTACAAGTGCAACGATAGCGGAAATCTTAAAAACGTTTTTCATATGAATCCTTAAAAAATAACAACGATTGAAATTAATACTGCAACTGTCAGTATAGCACATACTATACTATACCCTACAATTTTTGTCAAGGCTAATGCCTCTTTACCGGTAATATTTCGTATAGTCTTGATACCCAAAAAGAATAGTGCAAAAATTAATACAAAAAATAACAAAACTTTAATCATTCTTCAACTCCAAAATGTTTTCTAATCTTATTGGCAATGATAGCACCCATATCATCTTCTCTATGACTTGATCCTAGCGCAAGGTCGATGCATTCGTAAGCAATCAACTCAGCAAACTTTTCGTAAACTTGTTGACTGAATCCTTTTATATCTTCTACTGCACAATTTTCAATATCAATTGGTTCATTGAAAGCCTCTTGTTGCGCCTGCATATGAAGTTCTCGAATTCGTTTGTTCATTTTCCATTTTTTCGTTTGATAACAATGTTTACCTTAAATCCTGCTTCTTTTGTTGCTTTGTATTTCGCTAAGTTCTTTTGTTTGTATTTGTTCCAAGTGTATAACGACTTCACTTCAATTATTTGATTAAGTTTAGGAAGATATATGTCAGGGTAATATCTACAAATTTTGCCTTCAAACTCATATTGAATGTGAGGGACATTACCTGGACCTGTTACGATATCATCTTCGTGTATACCTGCTTTCAATAAATCTTCAATTACTTGATTCTCAAATCCTTGATACCTGATTGTCTTACCACTTGGCATTGTCATTGTTTTAGTTGAATACTCTGACTTTGCTCTGGATACAAACGCCTTATGAAAAATGTCTACATTCTTTGTGGGATTGTCAACACCGTATTTTTCAGTCCAAGTTGCTTTTCTTCTTTCTGAAAACTCAGTAGTCTTATTATAACTATCTACACCATATTTGTCAACCATTGTCACCTTTCGTTTGGCATCAATGATTTCCCATTTGTCTTTTATTTTTTGTACTATTTCTGGTGCTTTGGATGGGTTATCAACTCCGTATTTTTCTATCCAGGTTTTTTTCTTCCGTTCTTGAATATCACTAAGTTGACTTACATTGGTCACACCGTATTTCTTTAACAATGTCTGTTTTTTCTTTTCCTGAACACCCGGGCATTTTTTGACACTTTCCAAACAACACCATTTTTTTGACTTCTCATTAAAGAAAAAACCCTCTGCGCCGCATCCATAATCACATGTATGTTTCATAATACTCTCCATACATGTATTTATGCCTTTGACGGTATTATGATGGTTTACTTATCGTCCCTAAATGTCTTGAATCTTGGAAAACGGAGTGAGTAAGTCCCGTCGCGGTTTTGTGTAATTGCGTCTGCCATAACTACAGCAGTCTGCCCAATGACCAAACTCTTATCATTCCAATATGATTGCCGTTCTTCATCTGTATATCCAGACCCGACATTGACTGTGATGTGTTTTTCATCATCAACCCCTTCGCATACTAATGCGCCCATACGACCAATATTTTTACCTGTGCCTTCCTCTACACCGATAACCGTCAAGTCGTAATCATACACAGGTTTCCATTTCATCCACGAGGTATTGCGCTTACATTCGTAAGGAGCGTCTACGGATTTCACCATAATGCCCTCGAACCCTGCGTTCACATTGTCCTTAGCATAACGCTCAAGTTGATCCTTACCTGCCGCAGTATCAAGGTCAACCATGATGTGTGGCAACAATTCAACGTTAGGCATATTGTGAATCACAGGACGCATGTTATCAAGCAATGCAATACGCTTACGCAACTGAGCATTCCAGTGACCGCGCCTAAAGTCTTGTAATGGAATAATATCAAAGATATTAAACACACTGTCATCTGCCTGCACATCAGATTTACGGCGTGCTTGTCGCATAAGTTCTTGGAATGTGTTGCCGATCACTTCACCATCTAACACAAAACCATTAATCAAACTACGACCTTGATCGGCACCTACACAAGCACGAACAATCGTAGTATAATTATCCCGAATCTGTTCTTCAATGTGACCAAAGTTGTCAAACTGTTTGCCATTACGACTGAAACAGATAGTAGTGATTTCACCATCATCACTAGGAATTACCATGAACAATGCACGAACACCATCAAGCTTAGGCTCGAGGCGTTTAGTACCCTTCATCTCAGGGCGACCTTCGCTATTAGTTGCAAGTTGACAACCAAAGATTGGGATCTCGTAATCAGTACCCTTACAAATTTTGTTGATTGTTTTATCTGAAATGCCTGCCCGCATATCTCTACGCAATACAGGGGCAAGGAATGTATTCCATTCTTCACTGTCAAAACGCTCTGCCATTTCTTGAATAGCATCACGGGCGGCATGCCCGGTCAATCTACGCTGACTTAGTTGTAGTATCAATTCATTAAATTCAGTCCAGGGATTTTCTGCACCAGTGATGCCAACTGAGTCAGGGATTTGCTTGACACCAAATGTTACGTAGGGGTTGTAGCAGGCTTTGAGAAAGCCTAGAAATACTTGACTATTTGTGCTACCGAGAACACACGCCTCTAATGCTTGTTTGATAACATCTTCCTTGTGCAGGCGGCTATCTGATTCGTTTAGTTTATTAATCCAACTTGCACTCATTTTTCAACTCCGAAATGTTTCAAAATGTTGTTATGTACACGCTTCATAATAGCATCCAGGTCATCGCCATCTTCAACGCTATCCAGTCCAACTTCGGCACATTGTCTCACAATCAACTCGGCGAACACCCGTCTAAATTCGTCTTCGTCAATTTCAAAACCCATATAACCCAGATTGGATTTTGTTTTAACACGAACCTGCTTTTCAGCCTGTTCAGCAAGTTGTTTAATTCGTTCGTTCATGTTTTATCCTGAGAATGGCCATGCTGTTGTTGCTTCAAACGGTGGACGGGGTTTTAATTCAACTTCTTCAATAGTCTCATTATACACTTCCTCGTCAATTTTGTCAACCTTAAATGGCCCATAAATTGTCACACTATCATAGTCAACTTGCCAATTATGGTCACCGTCATATAACCAGGCTACGCCCGATCTTTCATACTCATCATTTGGGTCACCGTCATTCCAACAGTTTTCAATTTGTTCTTTTTCTTCTTCGGTAAAACTATCGTCAAACTCAAAATCTACTGCACAAAGGTCCTCAAGTTCACAACCCCAACCAATTTGAGGATCAACTGAATGTTCTTTGTCATCACTGTAGGGTAAATCAATTACATCCTCAACAAAGCCTTGACCCCATCGATACATTTCGGTAACACTCCAACTACGGATATTACCTTGTGCGTCTTTGCTGTAAACATCATAGAAAGCCTCGATTGACTTTTTATCAGTTGGTTTAATACGATATAAAATTGCCATATGTTTCCTTAATATAATACGGGCTCAACTGAAGGTTCATCCTTCAGAATTTTAATTACTTCTTCCTTGCTAGTAAAAATTAAATTGTTGTGTTCCAAAATAATTCTACGCTGTTCCGGATTAATACGGCTCCAACCTGATACCTTTTCATAACTGCCATAGGCTTCAATAGGCATAGTATCACGAATCCAACCGACCAAAGTCTTTAATGCTTCAATAGTATTAGATGGATGACTGCGTGAGATTGCACTTGCAAAATCATTAGCCAGGACACTTGTGAAACAACTACCGGGACTATATCCATGCACAAGGTAGTTAAACATTGGATCGGCAAACTCTTTAGGCACACGCCAATGTGCAAAAGTCTGCATCAACTTGTTTTTGCTATGATATGTTAGGTTCATTCTTTAACTCCAAACATTTTACGAATAGCACCGGCACATTCTGCAGGTTGCATACCTACATCTCTTGCTTGAAACCTGTCACACAGGTCGGCACACTCCCGAACAATCAACTCGGCGAACTTTTCTTTGTCAAAGATCCAACCCTCACCACTGTTAGATGTAGGCTCAATGTAAGTAGTAGACTGTTCAGCAAGTTGTCGAATTCGCATCTTGCCCAATGATTGGTTGCGACCTTTGACAAACTCGTCATACTTTTCTTGTGTGCCTATACTATAGCCACCATCACCTGCGTGAATGTCTCCGCCAGCTTTGATATTATCGTTCATCGCAATTCCTCTAATGCTTTCTTAACATGTTTCTTTTTGTAGTGTGAAAATGCTTTGATGATTTCTTCATCAAACAAATAGTGCGGATTACTTTGATTGTGCCCACCGATAAATTCTTCGATTTCATCAACCAACTGTTTGAATTTTTCTTCTTTCATTCTACCACCATATACTGTGAAAAAGGATAAGTTTCAATCAGCCACTCTAACAGTTCTTCACTATAAGGCAGTCTGATTGAATCGTACTTGTTGGTGATATACATTACCAGCTACTATTGTAAAATACTTTCAAGCCTAAGAACACTTCTGCCTTAGCGTTGTTTACAAACTCAAGGTCTTGTTTATAGTAATGATTGTCTGCCGGCTTACCAAAGAAGAAACCTGATGTGTCTGGGAGTTGACCATGACGAATAGCTCGTTCAAGTTCATCCAAGTCATCCCAAGTTAGTTCAAGTTCAATGCCATTGAAAACAGCATCAGTATTACCTGTACCAGGTTTGCCTTTACTAATCCAAAGACTTTCCATCCAACCATGCAAGTTAGGATGTTTACGCCAATAAGCAAGTTCGTGTGGCTTGTTAACTGTCTTGCTTACAAACTCATTAACTGTTTTATCAAACTCGGCAGTTTCATAAAATTCATCTTGTTGTCCTTTTCTGCTGGCAACATAAGCATACATATCTAAGCCCATTTATTTCACCTGTTCCTGCGTTACTTCTTTAACTTTGTTTACACCGTTGTCAGCCATTTTAGCGATACCACTAAAGCCAACTGTCGATACGACAATACCAAGAATAAAACCTACTAAAAATTTAGTCATTCTTCAACTCCGAAATGTTCTTTAATCTCTTTTGTCGCCCTTGTTGTGCCCATAGTATATCCAACATCAAACCCTACATCGGTTCGCGGATATAGTTTGGACAACCCATCAGCAATACCAGCACATTCTTTCACAATCAACTCGGCGAACTTTTCTATCTCATCGTCTAACAATGAGACTGCATGAACATCAGTAAAAACTGCACCAGCCTGTTCAGCAAGTTTTCTAATTCGTTCGTTCATTCTTCAACTCCGAAATGTTCTTTAATATTAAATGCACTTAACTTGCTACCAGAACCCAACCATTCGTTCTCTGCATTTTTCTCACACTGAGCAATACATTCCCGAACAATCAACTCGGCGAACTTTTGTAATTCGGTATCACAACGAGTCATATCTCGTTGTGCCCTGCCTTCCCACCAATCACAACCAGCCTGTTCAGCCAGTTCTCGAATTCGTTCGTTCATTTTTCAATCCTTACACACCAGGGTTTACGAATACCACTAATAATAGTCATTCTGTCATTTGCTGATTGTGTAATCACATCAGCGGCACGTTGACACTTCTCTAAACTAGAAAATTCAGAGCCGGTGTTAACATTACTACCGTATGTAAACATGACCATAATCCAAACTACTGTATTCATTATATCACCTTTACACGATTAAGTTGTGTTGTATTAGGGTTGCGCTGTGCCTTCACAGTGCCTTGAATAGAAATTGTATTACCAACTTCTAATTTATTTTTAATAGCAAAGAACAACACTTGGTCTTCACTAGTAATACAAGTAGCAAAATGTGTTCCCCACTTTTCAGAATATATACATTTCAATACTTCGACATTAGCAACTTGAATTTTATTACCAACTGTGCCGACATAACCACCACGTGCAAAATTGATACGCTGGTCAACTGTTTGTTGTTTAACACCACGCTCATAGCTTGATGGCAAACTTGTAATGACTGCAACATCATATTCACTGGTAATTACATCACGATTGGAAATCAACATTGCGGTGTTGTTGAATTCACTAAGTGCCTTACCCTGCAAGATTTTGAAAGTGTATGCTTGAAAGAAAGTACGAACCTGTTTCCCCTGTACACGATCCTCGTCGGTGATAGTGAATGGGTCAGCTAAAAAACTGTTCACAATCTGTCGGTTAGATTGTCGATTGATAGCAGGATCAGATTCGGAAATCATGCCCAGTTTAACATACTTACCATTGATGCGTTGTGCCGCAACTGCCGCACCCCACACATCATCAGCATTGTAATTGACTACAGGTTTCTGATAGCGAGCCATAACTACTCCTTAAGCGAATTCGTAAAACTTAACAGATGGGTCCAACTTTTGCAAATCACGTGCCGCACTAGTCAATGAACGATACTTAGCTTGAACCTGACTACGGGGCAATTCGCCATCACAAGTCAAATTCTCGGGGCTAAGATCAGCATCGATGCAGGCAGCAACTTCTTGACGACCTTTAGAAGTTTGGATTTCATATTGACGACCTTTGAAAATAGCGTTCCACTGATTCTTCTTGTCGATATATGCTTTTAATGCTTTCATGTTTAACTCCGTTGTTTAACTGTTTAAGATTCTATTATATACTCGAACCGATTTATTGTCAACCTTTAGGCCGACACTGTATCGCAGAACCAACCTTCACGTTCAATTTTACGCTTTGCGGACATCATAGTCCTGCGATGTGCCATGAATTCAGTAGTCAGGGTAGCATGGATGCCACCCATTTCCATCATTGCCATCAGTGCGGCATCACGCTTTGCATATGTTTTGATTGCGTTCAAGGGAATCATGAATTGACGACCAGAACCATCAGCGTTTTTGAAAACTGGGCTAGTGTACAGAATTTTAAATTTCATTTCGAACTCCTTTGTTTCAATCTATGTATAGATTATACGCTATTACCCATTTATTGTCAAATTTTAGGCACAAAAAAGCCCCAATTATTGGGGCTTTTTATTAAAACTAAAAGTATTACTTTTTAGACTGTGTGCTTTGATTAACAAAGCCGTACATCTTTTCAGCAGTTTCAAGAATCCTGTCTAGGCCCGGAAACTGTGGCATTTCAACTGTGCTAACGATCTGATTGGTCTTCTCATCACGCTTGGCGCTCATTTCCCAACCATGAAATTTCATAGAATACTCTGATTGAACCATATCTTTAGCCATAGCTAATATATCAGTGCGTAGCTCATAGCCATTTTTGTTAAATTTAACTTCTGGCATTTTTGGTGTAAAGTCTGTCATTTTATTTCCTTAGTGTGTTAATGTTTATATAGTATAAAATATTTTTTTAGGTTGTTCAAATCTTTCGGGAAAATTTAAACGTTCCCACTCTTCATCCGAGACGGGCCACCAATTAGTAATAGTTTTTAGTTCCGTTAGCTTTGCGATATTCATATAGTACCTCTCCCCAACTTAGTAAAAAATCATAAAATTGTGTGAACATTTTTTTCATAGAAATCTCCAATCAGATTGTTTGCGATGGAACTCGTAGGTTAATCGCTCAATGTCGCCTGCATTTTGTGGATTCTGTCCTACAATGTATTTTTCTAGCTCTGTTCCGTAGGTGTCCGTAGAGAAACCTAGGAACGCTATTAGCATTCCTAAAAGTTTCATAATTACTTAGCCTTAGTTTTGTTTGTATTGAAAGCCGGAACCATTGCTTTATACTGGTCAGCTAATTGTGTGTAGAAATCTTTGCTACTGAAAATCATACCCAAAGCCATCATTGATTGCATTCCTGCATCTGCGGCTGACTTAGTATATTTTGCTTGTGCATCAACGAATGAATTCATTGCATTTTTGATGCCTTCGTGTTGAACTGTTTGTTCTACGAATTTCTTTTTGAAGTCTGAAACGCCGTCAATAAAGGCGTAAGTTGCTGTGTTAAACATTTTATATCTCCTATGTGTGTGTTTAAAAATTGGGTTTTTATGAAGAACCCCTAACTTCACAAGTATTTATCACCTGTAGAGACATTATAACATAACTTCTCTATATTTTTGTAGAGCCTTCTCTCTAATTATAGCTAATCTATCGGTGATATGTTTGGGTAATTCTTCATCATCATCCCATAGATTAGTATGGATTAGCTTTGGGCGACCATAACTACGATGCAAGTCTAAATCAACTATCTCGTAGCAATCGTCATCATCTACTTCACTTAGCTGGCTTGGCGTCTGCTTTCGGAGCAGTTGTTGCTGTAGCCGCTTGTGTCTTGGCAGGGGCACTTTTAGTGGCATCTGCCTTCTTGTCTTCCTTCTTCTTAGCCAACTTCATTTCTTCTTTTGGTGCTTCTGCCTTAGCAGGTGCAGCCGGTGCTGTAGCTGCCGTAGCAGTTGTTGCTGGTTTTGCGGCAGTGGCCTGAGCCATTGCTGTTGCTACGGATAATGTAGCGATAAGGGCGATTGCTAATGTTTTCATTTTAAGTTTCCTTTAAGTTAATGAAGTAGATTTCAATGTCTACATATATATAACGCATTAGCTATTGATTCCGTTGACATAAATACAATATGTTCTATATATCTTATCAAGGAATCTACGATGGCAAAGATTATGAAGATGCCAATACGCCCAAACAAATAAGTAAAGCCCAACAAAAGGGGTTTTCCTGTTTAATTGATGTTTGGAGAATAAACAACAAACTGTATGTAGGTAATGGTCAACCTCTAATTGAAGTCACTGAGAAGTATATACAGGGTAATAGATTTTACATTAATGCAGTTAACACGGATATGCAAACTTGGATTGCGACTCAACCAAGCACATTATATCCAAACTATTTTCATTTTGACGCAAGCACTCCACCTCCACCATATGCTACTGCTAGCAATGGTAAATTGATTACTCCGGGCACAGTACCTATCAACGCAAATAGTGTTATGTTTTTACCAGAGATAAATGACCGCAGTTTACTCAGTATGGTAAATGTACGATGCTATGCTATATGTAGCACTTACCTATACACTATCCGACGTATGCGTAATGAGGGTGTTTGGTATTAACCACCACGCCCGGTTCTACGAACCACTGACGCACCACCAAAGCCCTTGCTAGGCTTAGGAGCTTTCTGCTCACTTTTCTTTCCAGTAATCATTGGTGCATTTTTCTTTTTAGCTTCGTTAGCCATGTTGATAAATGGATTTGAACTTTTCTTTTCTTCTGTCATTTTCTTACCTTTATTGAATCTAAGTATTCATTCACATTTCCATATAAACTCACCATCATAGCGATTTTACTATCATAGAATCTAATGAATGGTTTACTTTTCTTTCCATCTTTATTTACCCCCATATAGTAGGGGCATTTGATTTTCTTGTTGAGTTCCATTACCCATGAATAGTATCCATCGGCTGGTCTTGTTGCTAGGTCGTATTGATAGAATTCTATCTCAGCCATTCTGAATGCTAAATCACCGTAGTCGGTTAATCTAAGTCCCTCACCCCTACCGGTCTGCCACCACTTAAATAATAAGTCATCTGCTGGTGTAGACTTTTCTTCGTTCAATTCGTGTGGCAACTCTTTTGCCACAGCTTCAGTAATGATTTGTTTTAAAGATTTTCTGTCACTCATCTGGATAAACACAAGTACCTTGATTCATAAAGACAACTGTGAACTTGTCTGTTTTGAATTGAGCATTGAGTTTACGGCAAAGATTTCTAGCATGACCTGGATTACTGAAGCTAGTCTTTTTATATTTAGGCGTAGCATCAGGATCCTGATAATGTTGTGATTTTAGATTGATAGGTTGATTGTCATAAAATACTGCCCATATGCCTGAAGCTTCTACGATCTGGTCACATTTATATGTAACTTTATCTACAATCTCTAATAATAATTTAGGTTGTGTTCTACTCATGACCATTTACCACCATTGACTTCAACTTGAATTACCGTATTGTCAATGGATTCCTTTTTGTTGTTTAATAAATCGTAATTATCTGACAGTAGTTTTGCTAGTTCATCACGCAACATTCTTGCTTCTTCCATAGGAAGAATCACGTTTGTTCCGGTTTTACTCTCACTAGCTGATACTCTATCAATAAAACGTTTTATTATAATCATATACTATTTAGCACATTTTCTGCCTCGGACTTAGTTTTATAGGGTCCGGTGTACTCATAACGCTGAATAAAGATGTATTTAGGGCAGAAAATTGCTTTACTTTCAGCACCTTGCTTAACTGTATACCATCCTGCGGCATAATAACACTTGCTTTTTACAGTTTTTGTAAACAAATGTAGTTTACGCTTCACATCCAGCATACTGTTATATATCTTTGCAGTTGTAGGATACTCACTAAATGGCAAGTCTTTTACAGTAGTTTTAAACTTACCTACATTCTCAAACTTAATGTTAGTAATGCGCTCAATTGCTTTTGTATTCTTGTAATGTGTTTTGTTACCGTTTAGCTTCACTTCAAAGCCTGATCCGTCTGCCAACACATTACCGACTTTTTCATCTCCGTCAGTAACAATCCAAAATTGATTTTTAACTACAGGTTTTGCAATTAGTGATTTATCAGTCATAGTTATTTCTTTTTCTTTGTTGAAGGTTCGTCATCAAAATTAGTTAATCGTGTTACGCCCTTGTGTGTACATACTAACACACTAGTATACTTTCCGTCAATCTTTAATGGTAAATCCAAATGAATATGTAGTTCGGGTCCACGCTGTTCACTAATAACAGTGTCATTCCCTACACTACCAATCCATCTGATTTTACCATACATACCAGTTACCCTAGCCATAAACTCATATTTAGGCTTATAACGATTCTTTTCAAAATAATCAGCTAGGCTTGCCATTCTTTTGCTCCAAATAAAACATACCAATTCTTACCATAGCTTCAGCATGTTCTTTATCTTTGGGTAGGACAACACTATTACCTTCGTTTAAATCATTATATTGATTCAACATTGGTTCAATGTTATGTTCAAAGATTTGACTCATGGTATTATACAGACCTTTACGCTCATCAGGTGTCATGCCTGCTGTCCAGGGAGGATCATCGGGATCCTTGTCTAAACCATAATCATGACGATATGTGTAACACATATCAGTAATAATTTCTTCACGTGATTTCATTATGTTCTTTGGTTAATTCACATACTAACATAAAATGTTCATATGCTTTCTTCACTGCAGGGTTTGCCATAAGTTTTTCAGCCTCTTCTATCATAGCCTTTACCCCAGCTTCGGCAATATCACGTGTACTTGCGCCTTGCAACATACAAAGTTCGTCACCAAACTCTTTTGCTAGTTTTTTCCAAGCTTTATGTTGGTTGGGTGTTAAGGGCGCACGTTGTGGTTTCAGTTCACTAGCCTTACGAATAACTTCTGATATTTTTTCTTCTGCTACTCTACCTGCGGCAATCATCGCGGCATGATTAGGTTCCACGTTAAACCTACGGCTGGATCCTCCCGGGTAACAGAGGACCAAGTGAGCACCTTTAGGGAAACTGTCCAAAAGATTGTTATCATACTCAGCCACAGGATGATATCTACGTCCAATTTTTTCATAATAAACTTTCTTCATAGTTGAAACTTTTTCAAATAGTTTTTAGCAATTGATAAATCCTCTTTCTGATCTATTGGGCATAGGTCCTCATACGTTTCTTGCATACGTACAAGTTCTTCACGATATGATTTGATGATCCACATAGCATATTCTTGATCCTCAGGATCCATGCCATGCCACCATGCTTCTAGTTCTTCTTGGCTTCTGTTGAGGATAAACAGAATGTTGTTCATGTCTTTGTCGTTCATATCAATCTCCTAACACTTCCCAGAACAGTTCTTTGGTCTTTACATGTGCTACTGGCTTAACCCAACCTCTTTCCATACATTCAGATATAATCAGTTTATAATTATAAGGGATGTTTTGATTAACTTCAATGGAAGCACGTGGTACTATTTTGATGCCATCATTCATGTAAAAGTGTTGGTCACTATCACTAATACGTTTGAAACGATTTTCTGGTGTAGTGAATGTCATTTTTTCAATTCTTCCCACATAATCTTTTTTGCACGTTCATCTAATTCTAAGTTCTGTTGCTTCAACATTAATGGAGCAAACGTTTCAACAAAATTCATTATAGCTTCTTTACCACTATCGTTGAAATGATTATATTCACCCTTCTTACCAATGCCAGACTGGTAGTATGAATCTCGGTCATTCAACACGGCAAGTATACCTGCGTATAATTGTTTTTGTAAAACGTTACTCATGTAACGTGCCTTTATACGGTGAATTAAGCCACTTAGAATAAGTTTCAGCCTGCTCAGAGATTTTCGTAAGTTCATATTTACCACAGAATTTCATAAAGTGAATGCCAACTTGGGGAATGGTTGTAACACGGACACTTTCCCGAATGCGTTGGTCAACTGCATCTTTGATTTCTTGTGGCTGTGCCTTCAAATCAATCAAGGTACGGTTTCTTTCAAACGCATCCTTAACACGAACTTCATTGCCCTCATGGTCGGTATAACGTTGCAACATAAAATTGTTGTAATTAAAACCTTGCTTGTGGCGATCTTCAAATGCTTCTTTGATGCCGACTTTGTTCTTGCTACCAACTTCTCTCACGCCCGGATATGACGCAAATACGTTGTCTCCTGCATCACCGCGGATCAATTTTTTAAATAATAAGTATTCAGGATCTTCAAGTAGTTTAGGCTTCTTTTCCTTGTCTAGTACAGGCTTACCTGATTCTTTAAAGTAGCCCTCTAGTGTTGCAAGTTCACCGGTAACCCCATTAAATTGTTTTACTTTATCAGTAATCAACTGGTTGTAATCTGTATCTGTTGAAATTATGTAGTGGTTGTCTTCTGGATGTAAGTGAATGAAGCGGGCAATCATGTCATCTGCCTCAGCACGTTCATGGCGAAGGACACTTACGTTGGTCTTTTCTTTGATGTAGGTTGTAAACTTTTCGTAAGTTTCCCAAAAAAGTTTTGACTCTTCGGCTTCTTCCTCAGTGACTGACATTTGATCCACAATACGATTCCTCTTGTATGGAGCATAGAGGTCCTTACGAAACGAACGACCCTCTAAGCAAAATACTACGTGGTCAATTGAATACTTTCGTACTGCCTGATTGACTGAGGCAAGTGTCAAGTGTAGTGCCATGCCTATCTTCTCCTCAGGTGTACTATTGCGTGAAGCAACATGTCTAGCACGAAAAAAAGTGTTGGCAGTATCAATTAGTGCGTAGTTCATTTTTGAAAGTAGGTATGTGTTGATATGTGTCTATTATAGACTACTATTTAGTTTTTGTCAAATGTTATTTCTTAACAAATACCCATAAATCTTCAAAGTTACCGCCTCTTGTTTTCTTTGCTTGTCTTGTACCCGAAATAGCACTCCACTGTACACGATATTGCTTATCAAGTGTAAGATATTTTAGCACTACATCACGCATATCCTCACTAATAGTAGTCATTTGTTTCTGTCTATTAACATAATTGCTAATAACAAAACCAAACTTAGCGCCGGGCTTCATTACCTTAACAGATAACTTAACTGTTTCTTCCCAGTAACCTTGTAACCATGATTGATAGTCAGGAAAACTATTGAAACTTTGGTCATCGCTAGGATAGATTTCCAAATCAAAGTAAGGTGGACTTAATAGTACAGCATCAACACTATTAGCATACTTATTACCAAAATCATGTTTACTGTCTAATTGTTCACTCGGGCACAAATATAAGTCAATATTCTTTTCTGCTAATTCAAAAATACTAGCATCTTTGTACTTGTTATATTCAACTTGTAATAGTTTACCATTCTCTACTACATCAGGAATTACATCTGTTGCAATAAAGTTTTTGAATTTGCTGTTATAAAAAGCAATCTGATAGCTATTCCATCCCATGACCGGAGCAAACAAAGTTTCACCAGTAAATACTTCGTCTAGTATTCCTTTATATGTTGCTGGGTTAAAGATACTAGCACGATTAGCACCGATCATAAAATCTAACCAGAATTGACCTGAATCATCGGTATACTTACAGATATGGTCAAAGAATGCAGGACCCACTAGACTGTTGCGTAATTTGAATTCTTCAAACATTACACGCATTAAGCCGAATGTATATTCGCTATCGTTCGTGTATAGTTTCTTTGTATTATAGAAGTTTACAAAGTTAATATTTTTACAAATTTTACCATACTTGCTATTTGTTCTACCAGTAAAGGTATCATTGTTTAAAATATTAGCATTGGGTATATTAAAGTAATAGTCAACATTTTCTTTAAGTTCACCATAACGTTTAAACCAAGCTGTTAGTGTAGACTTTGCATCTGTAACTAGAATCTTATATAGATTTTGTTTATATAGATTTAACCGTTGTTTTCTGTCATCTTTTTTACTGACACGGTTTACGAATGTATCGAGGTCACTTCGTACAACGAATGAACCTGAACGATCCATAACATCAAGTACACAAATTTTATTACAAAAATCTGTAAATGAAATGTTAGGTAGGTTGAACTGATTTAAAAAATCTTGTTCGGTAAATATTAAATTTTTTGGCATAGTGTATTATACTTTCTAAAACGCAACTTGTCAACAATTGCGGTCACGTATTTATGCCTCAAGAACACCTTGATGAATAATAGATTTTTCAGGCCAATATGTATGAATGTGAAATTGCGGGTTGTGATTGTACTCATCACCCGAACCACCTGATCCTTTCATCTGTAGATGAAAAATTGGTTTACCTTTGTACTCACACCGCAAAGTACTACCTCCATTACGAGGACCGGTAACCCAAATGCAATCTGTAGTAATCCAATCAACTAGAGTTTGTATATCAACAACTTGATATGACTTTTTCTGTTTGTTTACCCACACTAAATACTTTGCCGGCTTCTCACCATTCATTGCTTGAATTAATAGTTCGGCTAGTGTTTTACGATTGTCATTAAACCACTTTACTACATTATCCCAGTTTGGAATATCTTTGGCAAACAAACGCTTATACTTTTGTTGTAATTTAGTCGGGGTCTTGCCATTAAGCCATCCCTCAAATTGATTTTGATTTACTACACCTAGCCATTGTTCTAGCATAGCAGTAATATCACTAGGTGTGTTCATAGCTTTAGCAAAACTGCGTAGCGTGGGTAAATGTACCTGCGTATTTTTCTGACTACCGTGTTTGATACTGATAGGAGTTTCTACACCGGAAACAACACCAACTACATCCCCTTTAGTTGAGTTTGTACCACGTACTTCAATAGTTTGAAATTTCAAACACTTGATTAAGTGACTATGGAGAATAACATTGCTCTCCATATCCCTGCCTTCATAGTATTCTTTACCAGCCATGATAAACCTCTTTAATAGTTACAATACATCTATTATACACCCAAAATGATTTATTGTCAACCTTTATTTTTTTGGTATAAATTCTATAGTCCATCCCCGATGTTCCACTATATCTTTACCCAAAATAGATCCGTATGATAAATTATACTCTTTACAAAACTTTTTTAACCGACCTGTAACCATGTGTACTTCCCCATTAGGAGATGTACACTTAAAGGTCTTTGCGTTACCGTTTTTTGCACCTGTCTGCACTTCGCTTCGTTTAGCCTTTTGTTCTGCACTAAAGTATCCGGTACCAGTGGCTCTTTCTTTGTCAAGTCTTTCTTTTTGTGTTTTACTAATAGACAATCTAACATCACTGCGCTTTGCAGGATTTTTATCACCCATGGCACGCTCGCTTTTTTGTTTTTTTATTTCGGGTCTTGAATGATATTCACGAATTTTTTCCATAGATTCTTGTGAATGTTTTTTACCATAAAAAGGGTTGCCGGCACCTGAATTGTTTATGCTATGCTTCTTTCTTGTTTCTTCTGATACGACTACTACTTTATTTTTTAGGGCTTCAATTAATCTTTTTCTACCTTCTTCTGATAAATTTCTAGGCTTTCCTTTTTGTCGTTCACTTTGTTTTCTTTTTACTTCATCTGACATTTTTGTGCCAGTCTTAGCAATACTTAATTTCTTTTTAGTTTCTTCTGAAACTTTTCTACCAGACATTCTTTTACTGACTTGTTCAGCATATTCTTTTCTTATTTTTTCATACCATTTACTATTTTTATTGATACTAGAATATCTTGCAGATTTACTTCCTTGACCAGTCATCATTATTAATGCAGTTACCATCTTAGCACGATGCTTACCTGTTGTCATTTTCACTAATAACCAATGACATATAAAATGTTCTCTGGCAGTAAACCGCACTAGATTAGTTTTATCATCCTTGCCACCGAATGACCTAGGGACTATATGATGTAATTCAGTATAGTTACCATCATATTGCATTGAAGATTTTTTAGCAGGTAGTCCTCGTTTATTGGCTTTGTTTATAATTCCCTCATACCATCTTCTGTATTTGGAATCTATTATTTCTATTGGCCATTCAATCATTAACTAACCTCAGTACGACCGTTTCCTAAATCCCGAGTGACTACATTGCGTACATCTCCGGGTGCCCGTTTATCAGGATCAGCGATTTCTTGTTCAAAGGTTTCTAATACAGTTGCTCTACATAAATTAGTCCACCAGCGATCTACGATATCATTATCTGTATCGGTATCTTTCATTTTGTAACCTGCACGAATTAGATTCAATACAAACTTATCGTTGAAGTCAAGTTCTATATGACCGCTGTTCAGGTCCTTAGGATCTACTTCCATCTTAATGATGTTAACATAAGGCTCACCTGCCTGTGTTGCTTTTTCTTTAGCAGTAAGTTCAGGTGCAACCTTCTTCTCCTTAGGCTTGCGAGGCTTCTTTTCTTTCTTTACTTCAGGAATAACTTCCGGTTTCTTAAATAGATTTTTTATTTTGTTAAACATTTGTATCTTTCATGTAAGTCAGTCAATCATATCATATTTACCACAAGAAGTCAAGTAAAATGATAAATAAAAATGAGAGTCGCGGTACTGGAAATACCCACCCTCTCTAATGCTACAAAGGAGCAATCAGCATGACTATTTATACGCATTCCGTCTATTGGATTCATTTGCCGCATCATACTGATATCAACTCAGAAGGGTATGTAGGTGTTTCTAATAATCCCAAACGCAGACTCTCTGAACATTTAAACGATTCAAGAACATATAATGATAAAAATCCATTTTTTGGTAGGGTATTACAGAAACATACACATGAGATAACTCAAACTATTATTTTTCAAGGTACCGAAGAAGGATGTTATTTATTGGAAGAAGCACTACGACCAAATAGAAATATTGGCTGGAATGCTAATAAAGGAGGAAGTAGACCCCCAACAAAAGAAGGATGGAAACCGTCGGACAAAACAAAAGAAAAATGGTCCAGGGCTTTTGTAGGAAGGGTAATGAATTCATCTTGGAAAGAAAATTTATCTCTTTCTAAGAAAGGAGACAAGAACGGGATGTTTGGTAAGAAACTACCCTGTTCCATTGATAGAAAAATTTCTATCATCAAATCTAAAAACGAGCATAGACTAGATGCGTTAATAGAAATATTCAGATTTATCGCAGAAGGATATTCTGTTAAAAAAATTTCTAAAATATTAGGATGTAGCCAAACACTTGTCGCATCTATCAAAAAAGACCCATCACTTCATTTCAAGGCTTTTCCAATACTCAAACAGTTTAAAACTAGCTAGGTTTTTGGCTTTTGCTTCCACCATAACATCGGCCCAATCCCAATGAGTGTATGCCCAATCGTTTGCGGCATCTGACCACATATAGTCACTATGGGCCCGTAACTTTTGTTTATTATGTCCTGATTCAATCAACGCACTAACATCGGGTAAGATTGATCTGGAATGGTTGATAAGTACATCTTCCCTACTAATAGAATAATGGATAGTAGGACGAACACCACGCCAACTGTCAATAACCTTTTTAATGCGGTCATCAGTAGATTTAATATATTCAATTTCCCGAATGGAGTGGTGATGGATGTCCATGACCGTAGGTACGAGGTCAGATAATGATAAGCAGTCAGATAGTCCATGTGTATATTCCTCATTCTCTAGTGTAAGTGTGTTTCTCGCTTCTGGCGACAATCTGTTGTATACATCTCTAATGCCTTGTGGTCCTCTACGTCCTGAGATATGTACATTGATTTTCATATCTTGAAACTTTTGCCCATAACCCATCCATCGAGCCATGTCACAATGATATTCAAATTCTTCTATACTCTTATTTACTACTTCTTCACGGTCACTTGCTAAAACTACAAACTGATCGGGGTGAAAACTTAGACGAACATCATTGGCACGTGCAGTTTCACCGATAGGTGCCATCCAACGTTCTAAGCTATTCTGTACATCGGTACTATGCCAGAAATCTTTGTATCCATCCATGGTATAAAATGAAAACATATCACTAGTAAGACGCAACATACGCAATTGTGGATTAAGTGTTGCAACTTTCTTAACTAGTGCATGTGTATTGAGAATATTGCGTTTAGCAACATCCATAATCTTTTCTTCTACTACACTACGGTTGTTACGCTTTGCCCATGCTTGTGTTGTACCGCCTGTGTTAAGACCTTCGGCTGAAACAATCTCACCTTTCTTATTGATTTCTGCCCATTTACACGCAAATCCAATGCGTTTGACTGACTGATTTGTATACATAGATAGACCAAAATGATAAATAATAGATACAGTGTAGCATACCTACGCAATAAAGTCAACTATTTAGGATACTAAAATGAGAGCAGATGAAATTATCAATGAAGATTGGCAAAAGGTCAATAAAAAGGACAAAACTTCTGGTATGAGCCGTAAAGCGGTAAAAGCATATCGTAGGGAAAATCCAGGATCTAAACTAAAGACTGCTGTTACCACTAAGCCTTCAAAACTAAAGAAGGGTTCTAAAGCTGCCAAACGCCGTAAATCATTCTGCGCTCGTATGAGTGGCATGAAGAAGGCACATGCAAGTGCTAAGACTAAGAGAGATCCGGATAGCCCAATCAATAAAGCATTACGTAGATGGAACTGCGAGAGTGTAGAACAGATGCAAGAATTAGTAATGATTGCCGAACAAAAAATTAGGAATATGAAATGAAAATCAGACATTTAATGGAAGGCGCTGAGCCAAAGATGCCCGGAGCACCTGGTGGTATCCAAATTATGACACCTCAGCAATTCGTTGCTAAAGCTGGCGACATGCCCGGTGAAGAATCAGAAGAAGGTGTGGCGGAAGGCTTAACAGACAATGACATAGTAAGAACTGCATATATGTATGGCCTAAAACATGGCCGTGAAGGTGTAGGTAATAATATGGACCGTGCCAAGGCAGAGTGGGGAGACAACTTCAAACATTATAATGCCGGTTTCTTGAAAGGTCGCAACGAAAAATCCAAAGGACTGAAAGCAGCCGGACAAGGTTATGGTAGAAAACAGCAAGGTGTGGCGGAAGGCTCTTTGGATGACATTGAAGATACAAAACAATTTAGAGATGCAGTTGCTTTAGCAAAAACACAAAAGGCCATTCGCCAGGCCAAGTACGGCAAAGATACAAAATTTTACGCTGATGGCACCCCACACACACCAAAAGAAGTTGCTCGTAGGGCGGCTGAAAGAAAAGCCAGGCAGCAAGGCATGACGGAAGGTCATGCAGACCAACAACGCAACGTGTTTAAGAAAAACGGTGAACCAGTAGGCGAAGTTGGTATTGACCGCGAGTCAAGTCCTGGTGTTGGTCAGTGGTATATGAAGTGTTATGCTTACGATATAGACAATGCGGGCTATGACTCATATGAAGAAGCAGTAGCAGAATTAAAACATTGCTTAAAGCAAGGTGTGGCGGAAGGCTCGGGAAAGAATGTAGTCAAGTCAGTCAAGGTAGGAAACTTTAGACACGATTTGGTCAATACTGGAATGGGGTGGCAGGTTCGTATCTATAACGGTGATGAACTTTATGATACTGGATTGAGCAAGAACTCTGAACAAAAAGGTTTGGTCGCATTAGATGACGCAGTGGCCTATACTAAAAAGCAACTAAACATCAAAGATCAAGGTGTGGCGGAGGGCTATGATGATCCTTACGACCAAGGATTTAGTGACGGGTATAATGGTAATAGAAAACGCAATCCTTTTCCTCTTAGAAGCAAAGAAGCGGAAGAATATGACGAGGGCTGGTTCGAAGGTCTTGGAGAATACGAGAAGATGAATCCAGATTTAGACGAAGGTGTGGCGGAAGGCTCTGATTATTCCGAGGAACCTAATCTTTCAAAAATGTCAGTAGATGAACTCAAAAATCATATCGAGGAATTGACTAACGCCGCAGCAGAAATGTTTGGGATGGAACGATCATATATCCGAATGGACATTGATAAAGCCAAATCAATGCTAAGAAGAAAGTTGAAGCAAGCTGTGGCGGAAGGCCTAGAACATTTAAACAGAATTCGTAAACTATCTGGCTTAGAAGAAGCAACTAAACTACCAGCACAAAGTCGTGAGTTTGGTGGTCAAGAGTTTCAAGACTATATGAATCGTATTGTCGGTACGCCCGATGTAGACAAACAAGGTAATGTCAAGACTGACAAGAAGGGCAATGAAAAGTATGTGTCCGGTAAGACTAAGAGCGACAGATACAAGATGCCTTATATCCATCGTTCAAGCGTTGTGTCATACTTGAGTCCTGATGGTAAGACATATGATGAAGACGCAGTTAAGAAAACTCTAGCGATTCGTCCTAAAGCATTATTAAAGCAGAACGAAAAGATGAAGCATAGTAACGGAGAGTTTGAACAATTCTTCAACGTTGGCTTTGCTGCATTGACTGGTATCGCACTAGATGAACAAACTAACAATCTAATCATTGTTAACACATGTCCAGGTGCTGGTTCATGTAAAGTAGATTGTTTCGCTATGAAGGGTGGTAAAGTTCAGTTCCAAGGTCCGTGGCAAAGTGACGGTCGTATCTTGACATATCTATTGAACGACCCAGATGGCTTCTTCAATCAACTAAGTGCTGAGATTACAAAAGAATCAGTTGCTGGTAAAAAAGGTGATAAGAAATTCCCTAATGGCTGGCAAACAACTGTTCGTTGGCACGATGCTGGTGACTTCTTTAGTCCGGAATACTTAGACATGGCATTAAAGATGGCTGCAAAGCATCCTGATGTTAAGTTCTATGCTTACACAAAAATGGCAGGTGCCGCACTTGCACAGAAACCACCTAACTTCATTATCAACTGGAGTGAAGGTGCTAACACAAGTCAAGAGAAACAAGTTAAAGCAAAAGATGCCAACTTAGATACAACTAAGAATAGTCGTATTGTTCCAGATGATTTGTTCCAAGATTTGTTAGTTAAGGATGAAAAGAAAAACTTAGTTAAGGGGGCAAGTGGCCAATGGCAAGTACAACCTGACAAGTTACCTGAACTAAAACAAAGATTGGCTAGTGAGTATGGACTAAGTGCTAACAGTATCTTATCATACGATGAGTATATGGCTAAGCGTAAGTCGATACCTCAAGGTATGAAGTACAATGTTATCGTTGCTCCGGGCGAAGGTGATATCAGTGCTAATGACCCTAACATCATATCAACGTTGTTACTAAGACACTAAAATGCGTGATATCATTCAGTTACTTGAGGATAAGTCAAAGCCTCAAGATATAGAAATCATTCAGCTTAACTTTGAGCCAAGTGAGGTAAGTCCTGTGTTGTCAGTAGATACATTGGACTTACACTATGGCAAGTTAGCGCATGGTTATGCTGAACGATACAACAAGAAAGAGGGCGATAGAGACTTTAATTATGCAGGTGCATTCTTGCATAATACATTGTTCCCTCAGTTTCGTGAAGTAAGAAACAATAATAAACCAAATGGTCCTATGATGGGCTTTATCAACAAACACTACGGCTCATATGATAGTATGAAGGATCAGTTTGAAACTGAGGCTATGAAGATTCAAGGTAGTGGTTGGATATACTTAGCAACTGATGGTAAGATCAAAACAATACCAAATCATCAAGTTCGCAATGACATATTGTTATTAGTTGACTGGTGGGAACATGCGTTTTTATTGGACTATGGTTCAAATAAAAAGAAATATCTATCCGAACAATGGAAAATAATAAACTGGAATGTAATTAACACAAGGTGGGGACAGAGTTTATGAAATCCCATAGAAAGATTTATGAAGAATTTCACGGGATAAAAATTCCAAAGTTTATGGATATTCATCACATTGACGGAAATCATGACAATAACGATCCTGCAAATCTAAAATTAGTTTCTATCAGAGAACACTATGATATACACTTTTCTCAAGGTGATTACGGTGCCGCTTAAATAGTAATGTGTTGAACCAATACTATAGTCGTTAAACTTTTAGCAACTGTACTAAAGTATATAAGTTCTTCATATAGGGTGACACCTCTTCTAATACAGAAACATCAATGTCACCCTTTCTTCTTGATCCGTATTTTACTTCAAAATCAGTATCATTGACTTTCTGAAACAAATCAACAATCTCTTTAACCGTATAACCAACACCATGTCCTAATGATTCTATTTGATTAGAAGGTTTCTCAATTGCTTGCTTTATGGCATCGCATATCTCGTTTACATGTACATAGTCTCTGACACAAGTTCCATCACTTGTCCTCTCATAGTCTGTACCATAGATAGTAAACTCACCGGTCTCATGTGCTTTCACTAGATTGTACATTAGTCCGTCAGGGTTAGTGGGCGCTACTACTGTACTTCCTATTACATTGTAAAATCTAAAGATAGTATATGGTGTAGGTCTATGCTGTGTGTAGAACTCATGCACAACATCTTCTGCCGCACGTTTACTGATGCCATATGCACTACTACAATCTTGTGCGGCACCTGTACTAGCAAAGATAAAGTTTTTTGTTTTAATTTTGTTCACTACATTCATCGTGCCATTCAAGTTAGTGATATAATATTTGATAGGCATTTGCTCACTTTCAGCAACACGAACTAATGCGGCTAAATGAATTACACAATCATATTCTTCTTCAATATTGAATGGCTGATTAATGCTAACTTGATGGAATTTCTTTACTGGAACTTGTGGCATACAAATATCCAGCCCGTGAACCTCATAGTCATTTTCTAACATCTTGCATAGATGTGAGCCGATGTAGCCTGAGCTACCTGTGATTAAAACTTTTTTTACCATGAAAATAAACTTTCTTCTTCTGTGGGTTCAAAGCTAGGGTCTTTTGTTAAGTAAGTATCATTGTCTGAGTAGATAACTCTAAACTTGTGTTTATTGGTTAACACACTGCGAATGTCATCCATACAAATAACTTTACGACCTAAATCCTTGATGTAATCTTGTAATTTAACTGTGTTCTCACTACAGATTTTAGCGGTGTTTGTATTAGATTCTTTTGAGTTGAATTCATTAAAGCATTCATTCCACTTGTGAAACACATTTGCTTCTTGTTGGTTAGCATGTTTCAGTGAACCTAAGTTATACCATGATTCTGCTTTTTCAAATATATCGTACAATTCTTTTGCTTTACTTGCCATGTCTTTTTTAGTACAAGTATAGAAAAAGTCTTTATTGAAGTTATTTGTCCAACGTTGATTCTCTAATACTAGTGTAGGTAGTTGTATATGTTGTTCATAGAACGCCATTCCATAACTTTCAACAGTGCTAGGATTAAATGCAATTCTACTTGACTTGATAAAGTCTACTTTCTCTTGTCCGATGATACTGGCACGAACATCATACTTAACACCCAACTTTGACAAACGTTCTTCAAACTTCTTGGCTCCGTTTGGGCTAGTCATAACTTTTGCAGGTAGTTTTGTTTGTTCTATTAAATCGATAAACAATTCAGGATTCTTACCTTCTTCCCATCGACCAACAAACAATATCCCCTCACGCTCACCGGTGTGCTCAGTTAGTAATTCCTGTTCTGTGATAGGAATAGGTAGATGAAACGCGGTACCATCTACATTCAATAAATTGAAAACGCTTTGCGTACCGACAAAAACATTATCTGTTTCTAGTTGCTGACGCATCAATACATTCGTATTATACAAGAATGGATTCTTAGTGTCTTTAAAAATTTGACTCTCTAAGTGAGTATATCCAATAACTTGAATTACATCTTCTAAGCCCATTGTACTAGCAACTTGAATGGTCTCATATGTGTTGCATATCAGTGCATCATATAAATTATGTTCTAGTGCTTCTACAATAGCATTACGAAAGTTAGCCATACGCTCATAGCAAAATGTATCACCGTACATAAAGATATTTGAATGATCGGTATACTTAAGTGATTCAATGGGGGCAATTACATTTGCAGGAATAGATTTAACGAATTCATTATCTTGCGGTTCTTTGTCAGTAATAATATCAACTTTGATATTGTGACTATCCATCAACTCACAAAAGCTTTTTGTAAATTGTCCGATACCACCATGGGGTATTAATGTCTGATAGCTTACCAAAAAGCCAATTCGTTTATCGTATGTTCTCATTTATCTTCTACTGTAGGCACATCTTGCCATTCAGTCCATTTTTTTACTGATATATATTTTCCATTTTCATTAGGAGAACTATAATCAGATACTTCAAATTGTGTTCTATATTGTAACACTTTTTCAGGTCCGTCCCAACCGGGTCGGACAAAATATCTTAATTCATACATATATTTACCTTTTCAACAACCATATAATATGGGCATTCTTATCGTGCCATCTGTGTTCAAATATTGTATCCCCGGGACCAGTGATTAGTCTAGTCAATCGGTATCCATACGTTAACCAAATGCGTTTACCTGATATATAGCAAGTCTCGGGGAGCCAAGCAAATTTAAGTTCGGCTCCTAATGACCATCTGTAAAATGAATCATGTACCTGCGTCTGAGGCATCAAGTGCCCCACTCGTTTTTAAACAATGGTACTTGTAATCTGTCACTATAACGCCAGCCACGATTCATTGCCGCAATCGCTACATTCTTAGCATTCATGTTATACAATGATTCGACACCACCGCATGGCATCAAGTAAACAGGACCTCTGAATCCACCAGCACGAAATTCTTTAACTGCTTTTTCTGCTTCTTCTACATCTTCTTCACTTGCTACAACAAATTTAAGATAGACAAAGCCAACACTTTCATATTGACGAATGACTTCGGGACAAATTGCTTCTTCCCACTTCTCACCGCTGATACTTAATTTAGGACTGACACTGAATGTCAATGCGTTCTTTTCACGATGCATCTTCCACATATTTAGATATTCTTTGAACTCTGTACTCAATTCTTGTGTACCATTAGTTTCAAATGTAATCTCTTTTAATGAACTCATCTTAGAGTTTGAAAGTAGTTCTGGATACGCTCTTTGCCATCCGAGTAGAGGTTCACCACCTGTGATAACAAGATGTTCATCCATCCAACGCTTGTGAGGAAGTATATCCATAATACTGTCAACAATATCATCTGTGTCAGAATGAGTGACAAAAGATTTGAATTGAGGATAAACTGAACTATAACTGTCGCATCCTGTACTAACTAGTGGTAGACTTTTGAATTTGTCATACTTGTCAATATTCTTTATAATATCCATTACTTCTTGATTATCGGAAGTATCATTTTTATCTCTGCCGAAATTTCGGCATTTAAAGTTACATCCGAATGTTCGTAAGAACACAGATGGAACACCGGTATATCTACCCTCACCTTGAATGCTATAAAATAACTCTGTATAATGTAACTTGCTCATTTTATCTTTCTTGTAAATTCAATGTCTTTTAATTTTTTACCCACATAATCTTTAAATTCATTGTGGATACTGGCAAATTTGTGACTAATCACAAATTCATCTTCTAATACAGTTAATGTATTTTTAGTAAAAGTACTATATAAGTTTAGCAGATCAGTGCTATTTTCACAATACCCTTTGGGTGTTATATATGAATACTTTGACGCGGCCAAACTTCTTACTCTAGTACCTTGTTTAACTTTTCTGAGTTTTTTGCTGGCAATTCTTTTAAGTTCTATTGTCACTTGTGAATCTTTCCTACCCTTAGCCATTGCCTCATATAACACTCCATTATACTTGTCAAACAGTTTTTTTGGTATACGCTTTACTTCGTTAGTAAACATATGTTTAGCAGTAACTGTATTTTTACTATAAGCACTTACCACTTTAGCATGTTCAATTCTCAAATACTCATACATTCTACTAGAAATCTTATAATCTCTTTTAACATCACCTGTTCTAGAATACATCATTTTATGTAATGCTTTAATCATTTTAGGAGATCCGGTTGCTTTTGCTAGTAAAACATGGGCAATATAGTGGTGTCTCGGTGATAGTTTTATTAAGTTATTAATATTGTTACCACCAAACGATTTAGGTAATATATGATGTTTTTCAAAAGAAACAAAGATTGGTATAAGTTTACATTTTTCAATGTATGAAATATATCTGTCTATATACCTAATATTAGGTACCGTGGACTTTTCAATTAGTGTTTGCTTCAACATAAGATACTCCAATAAGTAATAGATGGGCTATCTGTGTATTGGCACAGAAGGAGGATCAATCCGTTCACCCTTTATTATTTATCATTTGATCTTTACATCAAAATGTTTAAGAATAACTTCACCCCAAGTTCCACCACCTTGTTTATAAAGATGATTGACTTGTTTAGCGCAGTCTCTAATTACTAACTCTGCAAAATGTTCATAACGTTTTTCATCCATTATGTCATCTCGTTGAGCGGCTTCTTCCCATAGTTCTTTAATTTTTTTATTCATATGTTACCAATGACGTAATGTATTTGCTATGATGAAACAACATGTTATCACATGTAGTATAATCCAGAAAGTTTTTAGGAACAATGCAATTCTTGCTTCTCTTAATGTAAGAATGGGAACATCGGGTCTATCATCATCTGTATTACCCATTAAATGACCGGTTGCTCTTGCCCATATTTTTTCTAAACTATTCATGTTTCTCCTCAATAGAATAAAACCAATCATCCCCCGCAGTCCATTTGCGTGTGCCGTCTACTGTCCATAGATTTTGAGCCGCTTGAAAATCAGGAAACTTAGTTTCACTGGGAATCAAACTTTGATCGTACCACAAGCAACGGTTGTTAGGCTGACAAGCAAACTGTCCATTCTCTAACTTAATAAAATTAAACGATTTATGTTCTTCAGAAACCTCAGTAAATCCAGTGTCCACATCCATGCCGTCAGCACAAAAATCTACTGTAAATAAGTAGGTTCCATAATGCCATTCTTTGTCTTTACCTAAAAACTTAACACCTAGATTACGTAAGCCTATCTTTTCAATGATAGTAAAACGATAGCCCATGCAGTCCCAGAGTTGTAATGTATCTATGGGTAAATTTCCTGTGTGATTTTTTTGCCATACATAAGCGTGGATCGGTAGTTTGTCATATAGTGCTCCGTAATTAGGTAATAAACTTTCAATGCGAAACACCTGCCCACGTAGTGCTTTAAGACTGACCCAGATTGCAGGCTCTAATTCTCCGTGACCCTTTTCAAAATTATAGAGAAATTCTCTTTTAACAAAGCACTTGACGGGTGGCAATGATCCTACTATATAACTCATGTTAATATTTCCCTGATGCTAATACGATTTGGCAAATGTGCTCGAGGCGTTCTATATGTTCAAACGCCCTCCACGGGCTAGTATCGATGGCAACAACCCCGTGTCCTTTGATACCCACAATGTCGTAAGCAATATTGCCATAGTCATCTAACTTGAGATTTTCGTGACAACGGTCAGCAAGTTCTTGACTGATAGGTGGCACATCCCCTACATTAGGTGCTACACTAGTGTAGCGACTTAGTTCAGGAAAGTCATCAGCAAGCCTACTTAACTCAATACCACGATGCATAGCCGCAACACAATAGGTAGGGTGCAAATGAACTACTACTCTAACGTCATTACTATGCTGACCCATTGCTCTTTGTAAACCGAAGTGTAGTGGAATCTCTCCGCTAGGCTTTAGTTTAGCACTGATATCAGTATAGAATTCTTCTTGCCAGAGTAAGCCGTGAATACTGATTTTTTTAAACTGGTCTGGTTGCATTGTTTGTTTACGCACACCACTTGGTGTAATATAAAAGTGGTCACGGTCGTGATGACGAATACTTACATTGCCATCACGACTAGTAATCCAATTGCGTTTATATGCTTCAACTAATGTATCGCAAATTGTTTCTAACATTATTCAAACTCTCCGTCTTCCCTATGACCACCTCTACCTGCCATATTGCTATCAGTCTCACGTACTTCTACTCTACAGCACCATACACGTTTAGCCTCTTCACTACCGCAGTTAGGTAAAAAGATTGTGTTAACGTATTCATACAAGAAGTCAGCAATACCTTCACAACCTGTACGTTCTACTTCTGTAATCTTTGCTAGTTTCAATCGACCTAGCTCTAATAGATGTTCACGCATTGGGTCATCTTGTGCGACTAATAGAGTATGGTCAAACCAATCTTCTAATACTCCCTTTAGTGGCTTCAATCCACCAAAGTCAGTTACCCAGTTACGGGCATCTAATGTGTCAGCCTCAAACTCAAAGTGAAAACTCATAGCATAGCCATGAATTAAGTTACAATGGCTGTCTGCACGCCATTGACGATATGCTACAGGACCTATTTGTCTGTATGTTTTTGTTGAAAAGAATTTTTTGTTTGCCATGATTTTCTCCTATGTTGATTATAGCATAGGCAGCAGAATTTGTAAAGCGGGAGTGATGCCAAAAGACCGCTATTCTTATTTACCAAAACCTAAACTTTTTCGGATTTTTGTGGCAGATATAGCATGGGTTGCATCATCAAACGTTTCTTGTTCAATTTTATATCCAACATCACGCCCATATGTAATGTTTACAATATTTGGAACAATTTGAATCTCATATTGACCTTGATATAACATATCTAAGTCACGTTTGATAAAACTTTTTACTTGGTCAATTGCAAACGGATTACTTCCTTGCCATCCTTGACAGTCTCTAATTTGAATAACTACTTGTCCAGTCTTGGCAATAGCACGTTCAAACAGCGCACGATGTCCTTCATGCCATGGTTGCCAACGACCCAACATCTGTACAGTTTCTTTTTGCCAATCAAAAATTGGTCTGCGTCTATTGTCTAATATATGTGCGGCAATAAACTCGCCCCATTTTTCACCGTGTTGTTCTGTAATTCTAAAGTCATATACATCAGGTGGAATAAATGCTTTGTTGGTATCTTCAAAACGACCTTTGTCGATAGTGTCAACCCATACAGTCCAATCTGCTTTAAAGTTGTTACGCATCTCAACTAAAGGCGCAACAAAGTCACAGATAACATAATCATACTCTGTCATTGCATCTGCTAGTTCACGCATACGTAGACTTTGACGTACACGACCTTCGGTACTAAAGTCCCAGTCGTTGTATTTTTTACGAACATCATCGGCATTTAGCCAACCTACTTTTTTCTTTTCGTTTTGTAAATGTTCTAGTACATACTGTGCTAGATAAGTTTTACCCGATCCGGGTAAGCCCATAATTAAAATTCTTTTCATCTGTATAACTCCAATAACATTAAATATTTTTCATACGCTTCTTTGATTGCAGGATGTTGTCTACGCAGATATGCTTCTTCACCCTCTTCCCGACACCAGTCCTCTAACTTGCGATCCATACTCGTTAGTTCTTCAAATGCACTACGAGGCAATTCCATTTCAACGAAATCTTCACGACCACTGTAACTAATAGTTGATCCTAGCTTATACCCGTAATCTATAGTATGATAGTCTTTACTAACTCGTACATGTTTAATTCTATACTTGTTTATAAAATCATTCATCATTGCCCCCTTTTGTTGGACTCACTGTCATAGACACGTTTACGTAGGCTACTGGAACTGAAGGAGTGATCTCTACCGTTAAAGACAAGATCGATGGATCGGAGCTCACACTCACTTTTACCGGTGAACTCCTTGTCGGCATATTCGACACCAAGGATTCTGACATCCACCGGTAGTATGAGTAAGAGGTCAACGAGGTCCTGCTCTGTACTATACACAACCACTTCGTCAACGTAACGACACGCCGCCAGCTGGATTTGACGTTCCACAATACTTTGTATAGGTGGGTTTTTAGTGTCTGGGCGGTCAATGGATGCATTTGTTTGTAGTCCTGCAATTAGATAGTCACAATGATTTTTTGCTTCTGCAAGCATAGCGATATGTCCTGCATGTAGCATATCGAATTGACTAAATGTTATGCCAATTTTTTTACCTTGCTCTTTTAATTCTTTAACTTTATTGAATATCATCTGGTAATACTTCTTCTACTTCTGTTTCACTGCCAAAGTAATGAACGTAATATGTTTTACCTGCATGAACATATTCTTCTGTAAAAGATCGTTGATTGTTGGTAGTTTCGACTGGTTCTATTAGTTTGAACAATAGTAATATGTTTTCTTTCTCTTGTCCCTCTAACGTTCGTTTGGAAGGACCCATAACCTTACGAATGAAAGCACGTGCTTCCTCTTTCGTCATGTTATTCATTAATCTTATTTTGTCAGTGTGCGCCACATTATAGTCTTTTCATGTTCGTTTACAAACTCTTGCTCACCTCCAAACTCAGGACTATCCTTCATCATTGCATCAATCAACCACTTGAGTTTATACAAGTCTTTCTTGATTTCAAATTGAACGTATCCGTCGTTGTAAGGGCTGTATAGTTCTACACCTGACATATAAATTTGATGGCTAACACTATTATAGTCCATTGGTTTTCTGAATCCCATGTTATTCTCCTCTACAATTACATCTGCGTCCTTGATTACAGTCACCAGTGCAGGCTGATGTACCATTCCATTCTTTCTTTGCTTGTGCCCAAACTAGTTTAGGATGAAAGATCATCCAAACAAAAATGAACAATGGTGCAAAGAACATATAGATAGACTTACGCCATAATGGAATAGATTTCATTATCGTCCCCGTGCTAATTGATAGAACTCTGCTCGTGCTGCTGGATCACTTTTGAATCCGCCACCTAGTTTGCTAGTGACAGTTGAACTACCAGTGTCTTCTACACCACGACTCTTAACACAATAATGTTGTGCATCAATCATAACTGCAACATCTTCCGTGTCCAAGATATACTGCAATGCATAGAACACTTGCTCAGTCAATCGTTCTTGAATTTGAGGACGCTTACTGAAATATTCTACGATACGATTGATCTTACTCAATCCAAGTACTTTGTCTTTTGGTACGTAAGCAACAGTGGCAAGACCGTCAATGACGACAAAGTGATGTTCACAGTTTGATTGTACATTGACATTGCGTTCACACACCATTTCATTATACTGCATCTTATTATCAACTGTGGTGCATTTGGGAAACGCTTCATAATCTAAGCCCCAGAAAATTTCGTTGACGTACATCTTAGCAACACGCTTGGGTGTTTCTTCTAAACTGTCATCGTTGAGGTCAAGACCTAATGTCTCCATGATGATCTTGAAATGTTTTTCAATCTTTTCAATCTTTTCTTTACGATCAAAAATAGAATTAAAGATAGGAGTTTCGACTCCCATTTTTACTAGATACTCGTGTACTTTTTGACCCAACTCTGGATCTGTTTTTGTTTTGTTATAACTCATAGATAACCTTCCTTTGTGATGGTTTTTGTTTTGAAGTGTAAGCTACCGTTGTGTAGCTTACAACATATTTATCACAATTACTTAGCTTTAGCTTTTTCTTCAGCACGTGCGGCTTTTTCTGCTGTAATTTCATTACGGCGAGCCTTAACTGCTTTAGCTAGTTCTGCTAATGCTTTACGGGCACGTGTACCAGCGGCTGCATTGCCTTTGTTAAATTTATCGTTCTCAACATTGTATGCTTCTAAACTTGTTTCGATATCATTTTGTGCGCTCATTGTTTTTCCTTTTTTAATTTGCGTTTTGTTTTTGGTACTTCTACTGAGTTGAGTGCTTCTCGCACTTCTTTTAATAATGCTTCATCATCCCATTCTAACATAGTTTTGCCGTCAGGGAAAGTAGTTACGGTCAAATGATTTCCCTTAACTACTGTTGGTTCTGTAATTTCTTTTTTCTTGCGTGTTGCCATGATTATTTCCTGTCACCAAACAGTTGTAGCAAGTTTAAGAACAAGTTGATAAAGTCCATATATAGAGTTAATGCACCACGTACTTCCGCAACATCACTGGCTTGTACACTTAGTTCTTCACGAATCTTCTGTGTGTCATACGCAGTCAAGCCTAGGAAGATGATAATAGCTAATGCACTGATAACCATCTGCATCACAGTACTACCAATAAAAATATTGACAATGCTGGCAATGATGATAGCAATTAACCCAACAAACATAAACTTGCCAACACTATCTAGACTCTGCTTAGTAAAGTAACCATACGCACTCATTACAGCAAATAATATTGCCGCGCCCATAAATGCTGATACAATGCTACCCATAGTGAATATTGCAAAGATTGTAGCAAAACTCAATCCCATCAATGCCGCAAAGCCATGTAAGCAAAGTTGTGCTACTCCCTTACTAGGATTATTGCCCAGAATCATAGCAACACCAAAGATTGCTACTAATGGTGAAAAGATTACAATCCATTTCATTACACCTGTAAAAAAGAATGCCAACAACTCTGGACTTGTGCCCACAAAGTAACTAACAATCATTGATACAATAACAGCAAGACTCATATGTCCGTAGACACGACCCATTGCTGAGTTGACTTCGCTTGCTGAACGATACGACATTTCATTTTCATAAGTTGTTTCAAACATAATATTCTCCTTTTAGTATTTACTCTCTCTGGTATGTTTGCGATAGTCTGTATCCATACGCAACCATTGTTGTCCGTTACCTTCTAAGATATCACAAATTCTATCAACTGTACCATTAGTCCAGTCACTGATCTTACCTTGATTTGCATGAGGCTGATGTAACATATTATACAACTTTATTGCCGCATCTTCAACACTCCAGGGTGCATACATTCTTGTATAATCATTCGCAAATGTTTCTGGGAAACTGCGATATGCTGGATACAATACATTACAACCTAAACTATCTGCTTCACTTACTGTATTACTTACCCAGTCTTGTAAAGCACAGTTAAACAATACTCTAGTATCGTTCAATAATTCATAATATTGATTCTTATCTAGGTCTTCGTGAATCTTTAACAACCCACGTTTTTGCATATCTTCTGTACGCTTCATATAACTGTCGTTGTTGCTTTTTAGTTTACTGCCACTGAACACACAGAACTCTACACCACGATATACACCATGACGATCTTTCATACCATAACGGTTGTAAAATTCTTCAATCACATCCATATAGAAGTCAGGTTGCTTTTCTTGATCCCACCGTGCTGAAAATGCAATACGCATCTTACGCTCAGTAAAAGGCTTGATGTTATTATTGATACGACCACGCACTTCTTCTTTACCAAATGCTAAGCCTGAGATATTGTAGATCGGAGCCTTCCAACCTGCAATCTTCATATGCATTACCATTTCTTCATTTGAAGCAAGCACACCATCAACGAATGAGTCAACCATCTTCTCATAGTGACCCATGAATTCACTCATGCCCCAGACATGAACAAAGTCATCAGGGTCAATACTTTGTGCTAGACAACGGACAAATATACGAGGACGGAGATTAATAGGAACTTGCTTAAGTATATAAGGAAGACTTTCAATGCCCGGCTGAAACATATCTTCAAAGTAGACAATATCTTCATAACTACACTCACCTTGTTTCATCATCTTTACTAGATTCATTAATTGACTCATACCAAAGTATGTACGTCCATGAGCATCTAATACTTGTCCAGTAACAATAGCTTGGTCATTATCTAGTGTTTCACCCGGGACAATAACATAGTCAATGCCTCTTCGCTTAAACACTGTTTCATTCCAGTCTTGTAGTTGAAAAGTGTATCTGCTCTTGTATTTTTCGAGACCCATATATATCAATTTTCGCATAGTTGCTCCTTAAATTCTTTAAACTTATTATACAGCATTTCCACTGTCATGTCACTCTTATTGGACTTCCTTCTATTGTCGATACCGTTGATAAGTCGCAGATTTATTCATGGACGCATATCCTCTGCCCATTGATCCTTAGCCCATTTACCGGCTAATTGTTTTTGATGCTGACGAAATGCGAAACTACGCATATCGTATAGTGTTGATTCGTCAAACTTGTACCCATAGTCTTGACAGAATGTCAAGTAGTTTTCTAGGTCCTCAAAGATTTGAGCAACACGTGGGTTAGATTGATATTGTTGTTTTGCCATTTTATTAATTCCTTTAAATAGCGAGTGATTGATAAGGTTTTGTTGTTTCGGCATAAATACATGATGAAAGAGAGATTGAACTATGCCTAAAATATTCAACCCCACACGTAATGATATATGTTTTTATTGCGGTAAGCAAGCTAATTGGATAAGTGTTAATACTAAGATTACCCGTTGTACTGAGAAAATTACTCAATGTTCCGGTTTTATTGAAAAAGCAGAAAATAGTAGAAAACAACGCACCACTGCGGAAGACCGTATAAAACATATGAAAAAAATGAGTGAGTCTGGTAATAAAAAATTGAAGGAACTACATGCTGATTCTGAGTGGGTTAGAGCTAAAGGGGAAAAGATATCTAAAAAAGTAAAAGAGCGCGGCGGACATTACGGTAATAACAATCCAATGTTCAATAAATCTCATACTGATTTAGCTAAAAAGTTGCAAACAGAAAAGGCCAGAAAAAGAAATCCAGAGTCATATAAACAAGCATCTGACACTAAAATTAAGCTAGGATTAGCAATCCCAAAAGAATCAAAGTCTCAATGGGAATTATATCAGGAACAAGTCACTAACTATACTAATTTAAGCTAGAAGCATCATCATAATCTAATCAATCCAAACAATCTCATACGAGGAGACTTGTATGAACTAGATCATAAGTTTAGTAAAACTGAAGGATTTATCCAAGGGATTCCTCCTGAAGTAATAGGACATTATGCTAATTTAGAATTGTTACCGAAGCAAGCAAACAGAACTAAACGAACTAAATGTTCTATTTCAATACATAAACTTTATGAAGCAGTGAATGTTAATCTTGCTCCGTTTTCGTTGTCTTCACTAACCTCAATATGAATTGTTCTATCAGGATAGCGTGTAGCAATTACTTCATAAAGGTCCTCAGCAATCATTTCGCAACTTTTATAGTCAAGTGCTAATGTCCCACCTTTGTACAGATTTTCTAGCCATCTTTTGAATTGAATGAATTCAATGGCTCGGTCTGAGTGTTCTACTTCAATAGACACTTCAAAATGAAAGATATGACGATGTGGAGTTCCTAGAAAACTAACATCATACTCATCGCCGGTAGCGAGAGCAGGGTCTGTTGCTGCCGCTGGGTACTTATGAATGCCTTCTTTTTGAAAGCGAACAAAAATTGTACGTACTGCTTTATCTTTAATGCGCTGACGTTGTTCAGTCAATGCTACTGTATGTTGTTCCATAATTATCTCCAATAAGGGCCCCACGCCCAACTTATTAATGACCATCGTGTACCAGAAGTAATGGGTTTTACTTCATGTGAAAAAATGCTAGGAAATATAGTGACACTACCTTTAGACTTGGCACATATGTCTCTACCTAACACTAACAACTCGCCACCGGTATATTCTGACCTGTCAGTCAATTGTACACTCATTGTTATCTTTCTGTCTATGTCTTTGGTTAAACTGTAGTAATTATCTACGTGTTTACCAAAGAAATCTCTAGAAGTGTATCTTTTAACTTCATATGGTTCAACGAAATCAATATCAAATCCCAATCTGTCAATAGATTGTTGCCATATTGGTTGCAACATTTGATGAACTTCATGCTCTAACTGAAGCATACACGAATGAAAACTAATACTAAAAACCTGTGGATATTTATTAATACCTTTAGCCAACTTGTCAGTTGCAAAATTAATAATACTATCACAAATATCCGGGCTAATTGCGTTATCAATAACAATAACTCGCTTATTAATATCCCATTCTATTTCAGGCTTCGCCAGATTGGGTAATAGATTATCGGTCATCATCTAAATCTACTGTTTCATGGTCATGATCCCATTGAGCACGATTCATTTGTCTAAGTTCTGTCATGTATTTTGAACTAGCTTCACGCAAGCTAGCAATTTTTTTAGGATCAGCATTACCTGCTTTTTCTAACTGAAACAACTGGTTTTCTACTAAACGATATGATTCTTCTAATGTCTTTATACGACTTCTATATGGCATATTATTCTCCTAATACTTTGAAAATTTCATCATCACTGTCTTCAATGACTTCATCAACTTCTGATTCATCATTATTTATTTCAAATAACTGATCAAACATTGTCATGGCATTCATTGCTTTTTTACCACTGAACCCTTGACTACCTGATTTCATTTGCATCCAGAAGCTGCTATGTGATTCTATCATAGCTAGACTCTTTTCTCTATCTTTTTGTGCAAAGATACTATCAACTATTTCACCAAAGTGTTCTTCATCGAATTGATTCATAACCATTTTGGGCATTATACCCTTCTCATATTGGCGATTAGCTTCTTGTACCGCTGACATATGGGTATAGACATTATGACTTTGTAACAATGTATAACTTAATGTATCCCAACTTGTTTTAGTTTCTTTACCATGCTGTCCCAAGAATCCTTGACCTCGATAGCAAAGGTCCTTCATGGTTAACATATCAGTAATCGGACTGTCTGTAAATTGTTTATGTATTCCCTCAGCTAGACATGCATCTCTAAATTTACGATTATCGGTAGAATAAGATTTCTTTTCAGCAGTCTTTTCCATTTGATATGACCATTTTTTATTATGCTCAATCGCTGTATTGAAATAAGCTAGACCTTTAGCCGCACTAAAGAATGGACTTGCACAGTCAAATGTAATAGTTAATTTTGGATTATGATACTTGCGAATAGCTTTCTGAATGTCAGTGAACAATACAGCATACTCTAAGATAGACACACCCAAACAGTGAATCAAATCATGCTTACCTTCAACTAACAATCCGTCGTAGATAATGTTGACAAGTCTACGCAACATCAAGTGTACATCAATCTTGTTTTGACCACCGAATGCCCAGCCGTTGAAGTGATTGTCTGGATAGATATTTGGATCACAATACTTCTTCATTTCTTCATACCAATCATCTGATTGTGTATGATTACGACCTTGCAATACGTTTAAGAACTTGCAATTGCCGTTACGATTTTGAATGAAGTATTCGTTGTTAATATGAGTCGCAGTAATAGCTTCTTCAATCGTACTGATACCGTGAGCAGATTTACCTGTCTTAGGGTCCTTGATATGAAAAGTTGACAATGACTGTGATGGAATATCCAAACACATACCGTAGTCCATGTATGTATCCATCCAGTTCAACACGGCTTTACGCTTTACCATAGCACGTGGGCAGTTAGGATCTTTCCAATCAGCAGGCCACTGACATTTCAAAATTTGAAAGCCACCACTGTCACCCAACATGAAAGTACCTTCTTCACGCTCTCTGATAATAGATTCACTAGGATCGTTTACGGTAGTATCTAAGTTAGCATGACCAGCAGAGTACAATCCCCACTTGTAGTAGTACAAACCTTCTTTACTGTTAAGAAAGTTTAATTTCTCTACATCACCGTTGAATTGTGCAGGTATACGTGCGGCGTCAAAGTATTGTTCACCTTTGCGCTGTTTACCCAAGCCAGATATATAAAAACTACTGACGGCAGGTAAGAACAATGCCCATTCAGGGTTATGACTTGCTGATAGATTTACTTGTTCCATTAAACTTTTACTTCTTCTTGTATTAGAGCTTTAACCATTTCAATCTTATTGATATAGTTGTCCATGCTTATTCTCATTTCACCAACAATGTCTTTGATAGCAGGATGTTTGTCACACAATGCTTGTAGCTCTTGTTCTTCAAACATCTTCTTTTCTGCCCACTTGAGTATGCTGATAGCGTTAGGTGTTAGATTTACCACTGCACTGCCGCCACCAACAGTTTGCCAATTATTACCATCAAATACTTTCATGCTTTGTGTAGATGAATCAAATGCTAACGAACCTGTCATAGGATTAGGATTAGAATTCAAGTAAGGGACTGCTCCCTTACTACTAGTCACATTCATGAACTCACCACCAACTATATAGTCAATCATTTTGCGTTAGCTGGGAGTAAGTAACGATATGTTGCTAGACCACTGTCAACTGTAATCTCAGTCGCACCAGCATCTGCAATTCTAATTGTCTTGTCACCGGGTAAGTCTAAGATAGCTTGAAACACTTTTACGGGCCAGTGCCATGTCTTGCTCAATGTTCCACCAACTGTAGGTTGAAACACAAAGTTACCGCTGTGAGTCGATGGATCGCCAAAGTTGATTTTCAAGTCACCATTAACAGTAGTCATAGTAAAATGTTCTTGTTCGCTATTAGCACTTGCTTGTTTCTTTAATCGCTGAATACCTGCAATGCTAGGATGAAACTCAACATTCCAAGTAGTACCTTTGAATGTAACACTCTTAACTTTTTCTTCAACAATTGCTTTGCTCATCAAACGATAGTCATTAACAAATGAACCATCTTTTGTTTCAAAGTGAATTGTTGTTGGTATATCAACACCATCACGATTAGAAGTTGTTACACTAATCTTAGCATCAGTATCATAGTCATCAAAGCCTAGAATTGTTTTAAGTTTACCTAAGTTAGGCATACCAAACACTCCGATAAAGTCTGCTACTGGACTGTTTAATGTTCCAGATACGATAACAGTTTTGTCTTCTGCTACTGCGTTAATTTGTGTCTCTGTATCAGTACCGGATACTTTGATAAGGTCTACGTTACCGAGACCATGTGTGTGTTGAATTAAATCTTGTAAATTATCTTTCATGTTTTTCCTTTGTATACCTATTTAGGCAGTTTATGTTATCTATTATAGTAGATTTCTTTGCGTATTGCAATAGCAATTCACCCGAATGTAAATAAATCATTGAATGTGCTATTAGTATCTGTATTGCTACGAATATCCCAATCTAGTACGCCCAATAAGTTATCAATCTTTTCATCGACCAATGTTTGTTCCATTGCCGCATCATCGAATGGTAACTCTATAAACCATTTGGGTAGTCGTAATTCATCAACTGGATAAGCAATACTCGTAAAGCCCAAAGCATTTGATTTGAGTTTACAAACAATAACTTTCATACCGTCAACAATCTTTTGACTATATTGGTCACTGTTTACTCTACGCAAGTAATTGTAATTAAGTGCGGCTCTTACGTGACCGGGCATATTAGCACGACCTGTTGCAGCCTTTGATTCCAAGTCACCATAGTATGTAAGTTTGTTTACACCTTTAGGTGAACCTTTTGTCCAACTATCTTGTGCAGTTAGTATTCGTTTGAAGTCTTTGATAGTCTCAATTACTTCTTCACGACCTTTACCTTGTTGAAGAACCATCTGTAGTACATTCATTAAGAATTCTTGTACATACTTAGGTGTGTCGGCACGTTTCAAGTCAAGACCCATAGCTTTGATATCGCCTAATTGTCCGTCTTTGTCTTTACGCTTACCTTCTTTATCAAAGATGTTAATAGCATAACGCTTCTTGACCATAAAGATAGCACGATCACCGATAAGTTCACGACCAGCTTTAATGATTTCACCATTCTTGCGAGGAGCATGAAATGCTTTTTCCATAAACTGAGGGAAACTATTGTTTGCCTCGTCAGCTATACTATCGTATAGACCAATACACAAATCTTTATCCCAATGCAATTCACCTTTGTCAATCTGAGGCTTCAATGTAGAATATGCTGAAAAATAGCATGAGTCAGTATCACCATACACAATCGCTTCACCTTCATGTGTATATTCACCTGCAACAGTCTGATTGATTTGACTCATCATATGTTTAACAATCTGACGACCACTCAATGTAACACTCTGACCGATACGCTTATCATAGAAGCGACAATGTTCATTCAACAATGCACCATATGCCGAGTTCAATAAAATCTTACGAACAAGTTGTCGTTTATCATAGTATTCAAACTTATCAGTACCATATGCTTCTTTAGCAAGTTTCTGTGTTTCCTTACGCTCTGAGTACCAGCGGGTTAACAGACCAGGAACAACACCTTCTTTTTCATAAGTAAAGATAGTACCATTAGCACTTAGCATCCAAGGCTTATGACTATCAAAGATCATCTTCCATATCTCCGCTGCACTCATTTCTTCACTTCGACCATCTTCGTAGTCTACTGTAAGCATAGTACCGCGTTCTTGTGACATGATTGCAGTGTATTCTAAACAACTGAATAACCCTTCCCACAAGATAGCACCAGTTACATCATCATCGCCATCTTTGTAGCGTTTCTTTTCCATAGCAAGGCGTAAGCCTTTCTCTTTCATGTACTGGTCTGTGAGTGTTTGTCTGACTTGTGCAACGATTGTTTCTCCGCCCATGTTGAGGGCGCGAATAACCGAGGGATAGAGCGAGTTGATGTCAACTGCGCCGACATATTCGTGCATCCCTCTTTTTGGAGTAGCAACGAAGGCACCTGCTGCCTGCTGGACTTCTTCTGCATTTTCAACCTTTCGTTTTTTATCTGGAACAACAAGCCCACGAGCGTGAGCCTCATTAAAAATTGCCATCTCAATCATTGCCACTGAACCCATAACTGTTGGAAGCAGTACTGTATTCTCATGTGCAAGTTGATTAGCTAATTCTAAAAACTTAAGTTTATTGTGAATCTTCACCAACAACATTGTATCTTGCCTGTTGTATTCAATGAACTTTTTAAAGTCTTTGTTATACAATTGGTCAAGAGTACCTTCATATTGTGTTTTGTTTTCACCGACTTCCATCTCACCGATAGAGTCAAGTTTGTAACTGTGTCGTGATTCATAGTTATACTTTTTGTACAACTGTAGATAGTCCAAGTGAATACGACCTACTAAGTCATAAGTTGTTTCACTCTTACCGAATCGTTCGTATTCTCGTGGCTTAGGCAGTTGACCCATCAAGCAAAACTTGCGTGTGTCATCTTTACTCATTACTCTAGTAACACGATTGACCATGTAGGGAATATCATAGCCTTCACTGTTCCAGCCAGTTAACACATCTGCGTCTTCAATGAGTTGAAAGAAAACATCAAACATTTCCTTCTCAGTTTTGAAAAGCATTGTGTTTTCAAATTCATTTACAATCTCATTTGCTGTCTCACTTGTCATATGCTTAGGAGCAATGACAAGAGTAATACATTGGTCAAGCCAATCTAAGTAACAACTGATAGCAGTTACAGGATTGAATGGATCACTTGTGGGACTGAATCCTTTAACAGGATCAAAGTCTACTTCAATGTCGAAAAAGCATGTGTGAAGCTTAGGAGCATCAACACCTAGATAGTTTTCACTTAGGCAGCGAAAGACTACAGGCACATCACTTTCAAATAATTTCTTACCTGAATGAATACGTTTTTCTTTTTCAAACTCTGTGCGTTTGCGTGTACTGAAACGACTGACCGGATTGCCATAGATACTACGTTGTTTACCCTTAGGGTCAGGGTAATACAATACATAGTTTGTAGGATATTCTTTATATTGACGCTTGCCGTCTTTATCCCTCTCAACCACATATATTCTATCTTCATCACGTGAATGTATTGCATCCACATAACTCATAGAGTTTTGCCCACTGTTTCCAAGATAGTGTTGAGTTCATCGTGATCCTTGTTAGTTTGACCGAGACTTGCTTTATGGGCAATACGAACTGCTTTCTTCAATGTGGAAGCCTTGATTTCAAGTTCTTCTGCTACTGCTTTGATAGTGTCGTTCAATCCACCTTGCAATGTATCAATCTCATGCATGACACTCATGCCCTCGTTGATAAGTTGTGTTAGTTTAATCTTTGCGTCACCATTAAAAGTGCGGTTATAGTCTGACATAGGTTCTCCTTAAATAATTAGTTAGTGTACTTGGACTCAGTAAAGAAGTCAAGTATTTTGCTTATTTTCTACAATCTTCTTTACCAAAGTATGAATACCCGGATTTACCTTCAGTACATGCGGCATCATTTTATTGCGAATATAATTTCTTGTGTATTTGGTGTCCTTGTTTGAATCATCTTCAATCCAGGGAACATTGTGTTGCTCACACCAACGAATAAATTCACTTTTGCGAGTAGTTAAGAATGGGCGCAATACATTATTGCGAGTTAATGGAATAACTTTGGGTGTGCCGTGTAAACTTGACCAAATATATGTTTCAACACAATCATCTAAATGATGACATGTGATGACTGGCCCCAATTCTTCAAGGAAAGTATAGCGTTCTCTACGCCAGTATTCTTCCATTGATTCTTTTGATCCACGCATACTTCGAGGTGACCCGTATAACATAACAATATTATTATCACCGCAATATCTGGAAACAAACTCACTGGCTTTTTCACCGTTTTGTGTTCTATGATTAAAATGGGCAATCGTTACATCGTGTTTTCGTTTGAGAAAGTCAACGATAGCCATACTATCTACGCCACCGCTACATGCGACTGTGACTTGTTTGGGTAAGGGAACGGTAAGCTTAATCATCTATGCATTATAGCATAGATTGATTATTATTGAAAGATATGATGGTTCTTTTCGCCGTATATCTTAATATACTTTCCAGCCAATAGGTCAGCCATTGCTTCAATTGGGCTACCCGGATAGCTATCACCTGGGTTAATCATATCTAGTTCTCCTTGACGGACATGAACCAATTCATGGAATACAGTGCGTAATATGTCAACTAAGTTACGGTTCTTAGCATACACCCAAATCTTATCATCACCCATTATGTGGCCGCCGGTATGATGATTAGTTTGTGCTTCTTCAGTATCCATACTCAACTCAATATGAGGTTTGTCTTTAATAGATAGTTTGTTACATGCCCATTCACAGAATTTGTCAACTTCCTGTTGTAATTCTGTATCAACATCACTCTCGTCTAATTTGTTTTTAATCCAGTCGTCGGGAGTTAGATGAAATTTACGAACAAATAAATCATGTAATGCTTTACCAGTAATACTATGCTGTTTAGCCACTGTTCTCATTAGTCTATCAATGGTAGAATAGTCGTGTTTTTCTAAACTAGGCAATTTTTTTGCTAGTTGTTTTACGGCTGATTCGTATAGTTCTGTTGATCTCATATTAGTATTTATGCTCACTTTAATCAATACCTGGCGTAGTATAGTTTTAGGCAGCAGCCGCCTATTTGACGCCATTAACCGTTGACGACAACGTGCCCTAAGGTGGGTTAGTTACACCAAGAAGTTTTAGCTTCTCCGTAGTATTCTCTTGCAAATCCATTTTGAATCAACATAGCACGAAGGCTTTGTCCATTCAATAATATATCACCTAAAACTCTGCCACCAAACTTGTCCCAAGCATACAGTGTTACTTGACGCTTTTGTGCGGCTGCTACTGCATCTTTAGTAAACTTGCTTGCGGCTTGTCCTTTAGCCTCTTCGGCTGGGCATTTTGCTCTAAATCCTTTTTCAGGAGTATCTACCCCGTATATACGAACAGCTAACTCTGGCTTTAATGGCTGTGGCAGAAACGGAGCCGCAATTACAATTGTATCTCCATCACTTACACGCACTATATTTGCATCATATGTGACACCTTTTGGTGTTTTTTGTGCTATTGCTACTGTGGAAATTGCTAGTAATATTGTTATTAATATTTTTTTCATTGTTTGATTTCTTTGATTGTACCTATTCTGCCATCGTCTACATTGTATTGTAGTTTGATAAGGTATCTTGCTTGCGTTATATCTTTAGCGTTTACGATGGCATCCATATGAACGGAATAATTAGGGTTCTTTACTAATATCTTAGCAGAATAAGTTTTGAAACCCTTATATACTTCCTTCGCTTTCATTACTCACGCTCTCTCTTTAGTGTAGAACGAATGAACCAGGCTTTCTTACCATACAAGTCTTGTAGTTCAGCCATATAGTTTTCGATACCGTGTTGCTTTTCGTTTGCCGCTTCTTCAAACATAGCAACAACTAATTGGATCATTGTTTCACAGTCTTGTAGAGATTCTTGAAACATTAACTCAGCACGGGGAATCTTTATTTGATCTTGAATAATACTTAATTCAGCATAGCGTGATAAACTGCCAGGCGTATAAGATCCAAGTATTCTGATATATTCAGCAATAGGATCGATAGTTGCACTTACATCGCCATATAGTGTGTCAAAGAATTCGTGATACTGCGGGAAGTTACTTCCCTCTACACACCAATGAAAGTTTTGTGTTTTAATAGCAAACGCTTGTGTGCTTGCTAATAATACTTTTAAGTTATCTGATAACATTATCTAGGGTATCCTTTTCTATTCCAATAAAATTCAAAATCTGTCATTTGTTTTTTCCTTGACAATGTGCTTTTTGACTAAAGCCTTTAGGATTACTACAGTTGATACTGTCTTTGTATTTTGTTGACCACTTTTCGTCTAACTGTGCTTCCGCCATATCTTGCTGAAAATTAATCTTACTTAATTTTCCTTGCAATAAATCACCCAACTCGGACGCATTGTCAGATTCAGGGAAAGATGCATTGATTGGAGCACCTCTTCTGAAATTATCAATTTCGTCCCTTAATGCTCTTACAAATATGGCATTACCTTGTTGCTTGTTTGCCATGTAAGACTGTTCTAGTGTTTTGGCTGCATTGATTGCATTGGTAACAATAGATTCTCTTCCTGCCTGAGATAACTGTTGCATCGTAAGAGCAGACTTCATAATTGCAAGATTTTTCAAACTCTGTATTGCTTTACCTGCTTCTCTGGGTTTATCCAAGCCTTCCGCCACACCTTCGTTAGATTTCTTTTTAGTGTTAACATTGATAGCCTTACCACTACGTTCTGGATTAGGATCTTCTCTACGCTTTCTTGCGGCTGCACTTGCACGACCTTCTTTACCTAAGTTCTGTGCTTTACTTTGTGGCAAACACTTTGGTTTACCTTCACTGTCATCACCTCTAGCACAGTCGCCGCGAATCTTACCATCAGGACCAAAACGAACCCACTTCTCTTTGAACCACTTGTGTAAGTTCTCGTCTACTTGTTCAATGCCTTCTAGTATAGAACTTTCATTCTTCTTGCCGCCATCGCCCCAACTATCTGCTCCACTCTTACGGCACTTAACTAATGCACCACTGGCATAAGCACTTGGCCATACTTTATAACGGCTCTTAACTTTATAGTAGCAAGCATCTTTCTTTTCGTTCATTAGTTCTTCACTAACCATCTCGCCGCCGCAATGTGGGCAACTATGTTGTTCTTCCGCCACACCTTGTTTTGCCTTCATAGATTTTAAATAGTCCAATTTTTGCTGTTTGCTACTTCTTGGATCTTTTGGATTGTACCAATCTTTTCGTTGATGTGGACTTGTAACACTGCTATCACGACCCTGAGATGACTTTATTTGTCTACCAACTTTTGACCATTCACGACCACTAAGTGGACCGGGAAAGGTGGAGCCTTCCGCCACACCTTGCTTGTCTTGACTTGCTCTTATACCGCATTTAGGGCAGTGATATTGTGTCAGCGTTGGGTGTTCTTTTTTCTTTACAGGACCATGGCAATGTGGGCAAGTGCCTGTGGCCATTGCCTTGACTTCTTTACTCATATCTTCTTTGGAGCCTTCCGCTACACCTTGCTCGTATACTTCGCCTTTGATCGCTTTTAGTTTTGATGGGTCCATGGTAGATAAATCTACATTCATTTTCTTTAGGGCCATCAATACTTTCTGTACCATGCGATCATGTCCGTGTTCACTTGTTACTGCTGAACCCAGGTCTGCTCTGCGCTTGTGCCAGAAGTATTTCCTTATTAGTTCATAAACCTTTTCTTCTCTACCGAGTGCTTTTACGGCTGACGGTTTTGCTATATTGCCCATCATAGTATCAAATTTTGCATCGCCTGTAGCCTCCGCCACACCTTGCTTTTTGTTTAACACTTTGTTTAGAATCTCTTTGCCATGTTTGGCTATTTTTTCAGGTGTAGTTACTTTTGCAGTGTATTCTTTTTTGCCGGCGTCGGGATCGTTGCTGCCATCACGGCCTGGAGGAGTTTGTGATTTGTCCATTTCCGCCACACCTTTCTTTCTAATGCCAAGTTTATCAGCAGGATTACCTCCACCAAACATACCACCAAACGCATCACGTGCCTGTTGCTTTGTATCTATTTTTTGTTGTTTAGCTACTGCTTTTTTACCGGTGATACCCTTAATCATTTTATCAAATTTTTCATCGCCTGTTGCTTCCGCCACACCTTTGATAGTATAGTCTGGACGACTACGACCTGTTTCTTGATGTAGGTCTCGGAGTGCTTCTATGGCATCTTCTCTACTGTCGATTAAATCATATCCACGGTCTGCACGATAGTGAAAAGCACCCCAACTATTACCGTCTTGATAAATTTCGCCTACTGGCTTGCCATTTTTTGACTTGATTACTTCTGCGTTGGGATAGACAGTATCACTGGAGCCTTCCGCCACACCTTGCTTGTCAATACTTCCCCGTATACCGCATTTAGCACAATGATATTGTGTTAGCGTTGGGTGTTCTTTTTTCTTTACAGGACCATGGCAATGTGGGCAGGTACCTGTGGCCATTGCCTTGACTTCTTTACTCATATCTTCTTCGGAGCCTTCCGCCACACCTTCTTCATTTGTTTTATTTTTTGCACAACTACCCGGAAAGCCTGCTTTTGTACCGGCAACTCTATGATACCCTGACCAGCATTTCAATTCATCTAGTTGATCCTCTGTCACCTTTTGCCTAGGCAAGAAACTTAATTGATCGCCAACATAATCCTCATCGTAGCTCAATAGATAACGAATTTGTTTTGAACTCATACCTGCCTTTTGCATATATTGAGCCATTAAGTTAATAATTTCATTTTCTTTTGCTGGGCTATAAGTGACTCCATCATTGGCCATTTGTTGGCCAATTTCTTGATTGTCAGAGCCTTCCGCTACACCTTGACGATCTGCTTTAGCTTTAGCTTCTTCTCTACTACGACTATAACCTTGTGCTATTGCTTGTTGTACTTGATTAGGGTATACAGATGTTTTGTACATCTTACCATCTTTAACAATGTACCACTCAGATGGATCTAGATCGTGACGCTCGTCATCACCGCGGTTAAATGCTCCACCTACTCCACGAAATGGCATGCCTGCTTCCGCCACACCTTGCCCTTTTAGTTGACGAGTAGCTGAATTTAACTGGCTCAAATTCACACTTCTTTCGCCCTCGTTGCCCCAAATTAGGTCAACACTTAGTGGTCTGCCGTTTTTATAAAAATGCAATTCGTTGCTGGTTGTTTTGAAGTGATCTGCCCCATATTGACGCAATACTTTCATAGCATCATCCATTGGTAAAGTTTCTGCAACACTCTCTGTCACATCTTTTTTCTTCTCATCATTAGCAAATTCTTTTTTAGTTGCTTTGATGATACCGCTCATACGCTTATCACCGCGCTTATAGTCACCTGCCTTGTCAGCGGCAGTAGCATCAGCACCTGCGGCTGTTTTATAGTCACCTAACTTCTTATTAGATAATTCGTTTAGTTGTAAACCTTTTAGAATATTGCTCATATCACGCTTTCTTGTTCTTGTTGTCTAACATGCCACGCTTGTTAGCAGTTGCCCAGGCGATGTTTTCGGCTTCGTCTTTGCTTTTGCCTAGCTTACGTTCTGATTTGGCAATGTGCTTAACCATTCTATCTACTTTAGCTCCTTCCGCCACACTTTTCTCACCCTGTTTGTACCCATTGAGATAAGTTGTTTTCATCAATGCATTGGCCATGTGTTGTTTGTTTTTCTCTGCACCAGCTTTGCCATCTTTTACCCCAGCTGAAAACACTTTCTTTGAAGAGGCTTTGTGTGCATCGGTGACTGGGCCGTATGTGGCTCTACCTTCACCTACGCCGCCTGCAGCAATAACACCGGCGCCCTGTTCCATCATTTTTTCGTCATAGTATTCTTTGACAGCATTTAGATAGTCATTTGCTTTGATTAATTTTTCTTGTACCCATCCTTCAAGACCCTCATCTTCACCGCGGTTTTGTAGTAATTGATAAATTGCTTTTGCGTTTTTCATTGTTGCCAATACATCACTACGAGCCATTTCAACTTCATGGTCTACCCGACTTTGACCTTTTGGTACAAATCCAGTTTTGCGTTTAGAACCTCTACCGGGCATTTGAATTATATCATCTTCTTCTAATCTAGCCTCTTGTACTGGTTCTGGTTTAGATTGTTTTCTGTTGGAAGCTAACTCTTGACGGGCAGCTTGCTTACTCATCTTGTATTTCTTTTGAAATTCTTGATCGGATAGTCCATCTGCACCACCTTTTAAGTCCATTGATAGTTGCTTCATTGCACCTTCGTTGAGACTGTTACCGTATGGCTTATTAGTTTTCTTACCCTTGAATAATGATCCTGCTTTTGTGTTTCCATAAACACTAGGACTGCGAGACTGCATTTTGACGAAACCATGTTCTACTGGGGCAACTGACCCTGAAGTAGTAGTTTCTTGTACGATTTGATTAATTTTCATAGCGAATTCCAAAGTTATCTAGTATTTATCAAAATACTACATTATCAGATTTTGCCTGAGGGCTTTGCTATTGGTGGGATTCCGGCTCTACTAATGAGCCAGCTAAACGCTTTTGCGTTCTTTTTGATACTGTCCGGGTGAACATCCACTGTCAATGCTGTCTTAAAACGTGGGTCATTTTTCTGTGCATTGCTAGGAATATAGCCACTAGATTCACCTACACTGGTTGTTTGGTATTGGCTAAACTCATTTGCTAAATCATCTACTAAATTATCTTCAATTATCTTAGCAGGATCTTGATACATAGTTTCAATAGTTAAATGTTCACTATGTAACTTATCACGCAAATCATATAGTTTAGTAATATATCCCCGACTACGCAATGCTTTGAATGCTAGATTCTCAGGACCAAACTCGCCACCTTTATCTAATCCAGCTTGACGATATTGCTTAATCTTCTTTAATACTTTTTGAATTTTGGTTAAGTTCTTTGAATCTAATGCTCTTTCTACAATGTCAAGTAATTTTTCATACTTCAATCTTGTAGCTGATTGGTCAAAGTTAGCTCTGCGCTTTGTAGGAACTCGTAACCACTTATCATCTTTCAAACTATACTCACCTAATGTAACAGATGGTTGTGCGGCATCTTGTACATATAATTCTACAGGAACTCCGTGAATAGTTATATCATGTGAATCGTTATATAATGACTTCTTGGCGTCAAAGAATTCACGGTAAATTTCATTGTTGGGTAAATCTGCGATATTGACTAAGAGATGTAAATCTAAGTCACTGTGTTTTGTATAACTGTATGCGGCATTAGACCCGGATATAGTAATATCTCTTACATCTAAGTCGTGAATTCCCATTTCTTCCAAGAAGTCTTTTGCTATTTCTTCTAGTTGATTTTTAACTTCAGGACGCAATTTAGTACCTGCCCACAATGCAGGATTTAGCTTGTCATGGAAAGTGACGGCGTCGGATATTTTGAAAGAATAAAGCTCTTTTAAGTTCATTAAGTATTTATCAATACTTACTTAGTAGGCTTATTGTTTTCAGGAACGGGTTCTTTAACGGGCTCTCGGTGCGGTGGGTACTTTGGTGGTTTGTGTCTGAACCAAGACATAGTGTTGTCTCCTTTATTGTATTTATTATAACCGTTAAAAAGCCCCTTTCGGGGCTAGTTTTTAAGTAATACTCAATGTAACATTTCCAGTAGCATCCGGTACAACAGGTTGCTGTGCTGACTTTTGTTTCTGTTCTTCAACATACATAGGTCCGATTGTGTTCATCAAGTGTTGTTGATTTTCCATGCAGAATACATATGATCCGGAGTGACGTAATAATACACGCTTGTCCATCCAAATCTTACCGCCCATGTCACGCCAGTTTTCACAGAATGTCCAGTCTTCACTGTAGTAACGATTCTGACGAACTGCTGTATCAAAGTAGGTCTTCAAGTGTTGGTCAAACTTTGGATCTAATCCAATGTCATTCTTGTACTGCTTAACTGCTGGATGAGACTTAAGCTTTTCAAATACATGCTTCTTCATTAATAAGAAACCTGTACCAGCTTTAGATACTTCTTGTAATCCATCTGGTCCTTCTTCAGCACCTTCAAATCCATTAACTACCCACTTGATAGGCATAGTCTTCATTGGGTATAGTCCACCAATAACATCAACGTCACGGTTTAGTAATACTAACAAGTGCCATGGCTCCCAACCAATGTCAGCGTCAACAAAGAACAAGTGTGTTGCATCTGGCATGTCCAAGAACTTTGCAGTTAGTGTATTACGTGCTCGGCTAATGAGTGATTCATTAACCATTGTTTCTAATGTCCAATCAATACCGAGTTGACGAGCAGTATTAGCCCACTTGATGAATGACATAAATGTTGATTCAGTCAACATACCACCATAACATGGCATTGCAATGTGTACCCGTGTTGTGCGTAGAAAATCTACGTTAACTTGTACTTGTCCTGCTGCCGGGGCTTCTGGTGGATTTGCTGCCGCTTGTGCGGCTATTTCTTGTACCTTCTCTACAGGTACAGTTTTTGCTTCAGTAGTTGCTTTGGTTTTTTTAGTTGCCATTTGGTCCTCTTAAATGATGTAAATATTTACACTAGATAAGAGGGGTCAAAATATTTTTATTTTTCGTCTAAGTAATCTACGCTCTCTGTAGTAAGAGATGTAAGTTTTAATCCGCCCTTATGGGTAAACGGGCCGTTTTCTTCTTCGTAAGTGCCTGGATAGTTTGTGCCAAAACCACCACCTGCTCTGCCAATTTCTTCTGACATACCTGTACGTTTTAAATCACGTGTGAGTACATCTTGGGTAATGCCGCCCATTTTGTTTGCAATAGTGATGCGAGAAGTATTACCAGTTTTAGACATAGCCTCTATTCTTGCTTTTTGTCCAAAGTAAGTTACAATGTCACCGACTTGAAGTTTATTAACTGGTTGCCCACCGAGATTAACTGGAGTGTCACCTGCAAAGTTACCTTGTGGTCCCCAATCTGTACCGTCCCAAATTTGTTTGCCTTCCGCCACACCTTGCTGTTTAGGTTGGCTTAGATGTTGTTTAATACCTAACTTGTCTCCTAGCATATCTAAACTTGCTAGATATTTCTTTTGACTATGTGCTACTCTTTCAGGATCCCAAGACGACTTATCACCTGTAAAGTTTTGATAGTTGTCGGCATACTTGACCATCATTGCTAGTTTATTATCACTAGCAATAATTGCCTTGATGTTGTCTGCATAACTCAATGCTTTATTCTTCGTTAACAATTGTACAGCTTCTACAACTTCCGGAGTGTACCCCATCTTGGATAACTGATTTAACTTATAAGGAGTATCTTCTACGACATCATGTAGTAATGCCACTTTAATAGCATCTGGTGTAAATGCTGCGCCAAAAAATTTCTTACCTGTGGCAGCAACTGATCTTGGATGAGTAATATATGGCTTCTCCCCGTATTGTTGTCCTTTGTGCGCCTTAGTGGCAAATTTCAATGTTTTGCTAACATCCAATTCGGTAACTTGTTCTTCTGCCAAATTGTCCTTCGCCACATTTTCTTGTCCACCCATACCAATATCTAACATCTTAACAACATTAGCGGCAAGTTTAGGATTCTTTTGTGTCGCTGGATACAAACTCATAACCATTGCTGTCTTGCGACGGTCATCTAACTTAGGCCATGCATTGCGAATCTCTGTCGCACTTGTAATACCAGGACCAAACTCAACTGTTGGTAGATAAGCAAAGTATGCATGTTTAGCAAAAGGTTGCATGTCTTTACCAGTATATGGTTGGAAGTAAGCAGGTGTACCATCTTTCTTCATGCCACCTGGCTTAGGACTTTCATTGCGATCCTTCTCACTACGAACAAAAATCAATATATCTTGTTCTGGATCATAGTTTTGTGTAATCTCTTTAGCTTGGAAAGGACTCTTAACTTGAACAAAATGACCAGGAGCAACGCCAGCAACTTTTGCTAGTTTTTCTTTTACTGCAAAAGGAAAAGGTCGTGTCTCTTGACTGTTTGTTGCCGCAACATATAAATCAGCATCAGGGAATGCTTTGCGGGCTGACTGATATAAAGCATAATGGCCTGCGTGGTAGGGATGGAAGCCCCCCGGAATAATTACAATTTGTTTACTCATATAGTATTTAGTAAAATTTGATAAATAAGTGTGAGTCGCGGGACTGCAATCCCCACTCACTCTAACACTGTATAGGAGCATCAGCAATGATATTTATCAACAACAAGTATACTTCCATCTATTATCGTATAATAGATAACTCTAGAAATAGAATTTTACCCAAAGAAGTATATAAAGAACGACATCATATTATACCCAAAAGTTTAGGTGGAACCAATTCTGTTGACAATTTAGTGTGGTTAACTGGTAGGGAGCATTTAATTTGTCATCTTTTATTAGTTAGAATGACAGAGGGCAAATTCAAATCAAAAATGATTAGTGCCGCTTGGTCTATGGCTAACTTAGAAAATAATAACCAAACAAGAAAAAAATTAAATGCTAGACAATATTCTTCATTAAGAGAACAATTTTCAAAAACACATTCCATAAGGATGAAAAATAATAATCCTATGCATGATCCAAATGTAAGAAAAATATATGATAATGCTATTGTAAAACGTGGGAAAACATCAGGAATGACCGGCAAAAAACATTCATCAAACTCAACTGATAAGATACGAGAGGCAAATAAGGGTCAATTTGTACCAGTAGAAAAGCGATTAGCCGCAAGTGAGTTTCATTCTAACAGATCAGCAGAGTTAACTGACAAATATAGAAAAATCCATGCAAGCAACCATAAGTGCGAACATTGCGGTAAATTAGCAAATCCCGGAACTTATGCTAGATGGCATGGACAAAATTGTAAATTAATACGATAGCTTAACGTATTGTAATATGCCACCATTGAAGTCTTGTATTATAGCTCTCATCCATACAAAGTTTCCTTCAATATTAACAGCTTCGTTGATGGAAGAATTAAAATTAGGTGTAGTGTTTGCTGGCGCGCCTGCATTAGCTTCTAGTTTATAAACTTGAAACCAATCAGTGGTTTCAGGAAGTGTTGCTAATGTTGCTTGGACGATTATGTTGCCAGTCAATCCAACTTGATTAACGTTGATGGTTTGTAAGTCTTTGCTACCAACATAGTATGAAGCGGCTGGGTTCTTTAAACCAACAACATCATATATCTGTACGTTGGAAACATTACCGTTCCATGTTGTTTGTGGCAACAATACTAATGTTGTTGTTTGGCTCATGCTTTTACAACCTCAACAACTACATGTTTAGGAACTAACTCCTGTACTATTTCTTCTATTGTTTTAGGTAGAGTATCAAATTCTGAGCTATTACTCGTGTTAGAATTTTCTTTAACTAATTCACTTAATTTAATAATGAATGTTGTTTCTTTAATTGCAGCCATATTAACCTCTTATATTATACTATTTATCAAATTAGATAAATAAAAGTGAGAGTCGCGGTACTAGTAATACCCACCCTCTCTAATGCTAACAAGGAGCAATCAGCATGACTATTTATAATAAACCCAACCATCGTAAGATTTATGAACAATATTATGGTCCAATCCCTAAAGATGACGAAGGCCGTAGTTACGAAATTCACCATATTGACGGTAATCATAGTAATAATGATCCGTTGAATTTAAAGGCGGTAACCATTAAAGAACACTATGATATCCATTATTCACGGGGTGACTTTGGAGCATGCGGTCTTATGGTTGCTCAAAAAAGATTATTCATGACAGGTGAAGAATTTTCTAATTTGGCCAGAAAAAGTGCATTAGCAAGATCAGAGCAAGGTACACATAACTGGCAGAATAGTGACTTAGCAAGAGAAAAAAATTTAAAAAGAATAGTTGATGGTACCCATCATTTTATTGGTGAAAATAATCCAGTGTACAAACAAACCAAAGAAGGTAAAAATGCGTTTACTGGCGGAAGCATACAAAGAGAAACTGCTAACAGATTATTAGCTAAAGGAACTCATCATTTTTTAGACAAAGAAGCCGCAAGAAAAAGGGCAATAGAACGATCAAAAAATGGGACTCATAATTTGAAGGGTGCGAATAGCCCGCATAATATAAAAGTTTCTTGTGTATTTTGTAAAAAAGAAGTAGGAAAACCTACGTTTGGTAGAGAACATGGTGATAAGTGTAAAAAGAAGCCGACTAGATAGGATCAGGGCGTTTTTCTAATTTATAGCGTTTTCCAAGCATATCTCCATACAGTAATGCTAGATAGCTTAGTGTGCTTTCATCATCGTAGTCAATAAAGTGATTGGCATTACTGAATCGAAATCTCCAACTATTTTGCTGGCCGACGCTACCTTTGACCCAAATTTTAAGTGAGTCACATGGATATAATTTTTCGTTCTTCTTAAATAATGAATCTAATTCTTCTGCAAAGGAACTTTCAACCCGCTTAGATTTTAAATAAACTCTAAATTTATGTTTAGGTTTGTTTACAAAGTGTTTAATACCGATAAAGTTAGAAATTTGTGCTTGAGTGTAGTCTACTTCAATACCCGGAATACAATTTACAATGTCTTTTAACTCTTGCAAATCATTACTGAATACACCTACAGTATTGTGCTCAATTCTAATTGAAGAATTTTTCTTCTTTTTCAGTTCATTGCGCCACTTAAGAAATGACGCTAATATCTGTAAATTTCCACGCACTTTGTCACGGTCATTTACGACACGATTATATCCTACTGCAGGTGCATCTAATCTATCAATTAGTTCTTGGATATCATCTTTGATATACCATGTGTAACGAACACCCACTAGAACAAATCTAGCTCGGTATTCGTATTTGTTATAGTAATGTTGGTCCCGATAATCATAAAAATCAATATCGGGATTGTCATCAGCTAATTTCAATAATCCCATTTTCGCCAACTTTTGCTGTTGCTTTTTGAGCAACTGTATAGTCAATTCCCTCATCGCCCATTACCGCGGTCACTGTTGCGTTTTTGATTCGCTCAAATAAGATTTTCTTACTGAGAGGGACACGAATCAATTCGTCAATCTTGCGGGCCAACGGTCTAGCACCCATCTTCTTATCATAACCCTGTTCTGCTAAGTACTCAACTACAGGTTCTGATAAGTTCAATGTAATATTGTGCTTGTCTATCAATTGTTTCTTCAACTCATCGGAGAATTTAACAACAATCTTCTTAATTGCAAGCATATCAAGTTTGTTGAATTTACACACTAAATCTAAACGATTTCTAAATTCTGGCTTAAAGAATTCCTTCAGTGCCTTATCATCTTCGCCGATCTTCTCTTGTGATCCAAAGCCGATATTGTTTCGTTCGCTATCAGCACTGCCCAAGTTACTAGTTAGAATGATAACACAATTCTTACAGTTAACTTCTTTACCATTACTACCAGTGATACGACCTTCATCTAACATCTGCAAGAAGATGTTAAAGATATCAGGGTGTGCTTTCTCAACTTCGTCAAACAACAAGATACTGTGTGGGTTCTTGCTCAAGTCATTAACTAATCGTCCACCGCCGACTTGACTATCACCAAAGCCAACATAACCGGGGGGAGGACCAATCAAACTTGATACAGAATGCTTCTCGCTATATTCTGACATATCATACTTGAGCAATGGCATGTCAAGGTTCTTACTCAACAACTTAGCCAATTCTGTTTTACCTGTACCTGTTGGACCTAAGAACAAGAAACTTGCTGTAGGTTTACTCTCACTACCGATACCCGCAAAACTAACATAGATGCGTTCAAGTACCTTATCAACTGTTTCATCTTGACCATACAGTTTACTCTTGACATTTACTTCAAGTGTTTGAATGCGTTCCATGTTATCACCGTTGAGTTTATCAGCAGGAACTCCAGTGAATCTTTCAACTTGTTCAAAGATCAAGTCTTTAGTAATTTCTGCTCCCTTGTTGTCTGCAACTCGTTGTTTAGCACAAGCCGCATCAAGCAAGTCAATACTTTTGTCTGGATTCTTTCTATCGTGAATATAACGATCGGCTGATTCTACTGCGGCTGTAATAGCTTCTTCGTTAATCATTACATTATGGAAGTCGCTTAGTCGTTGACTTAATCCAGTCAGAATACGAATAGTTGTTTCTTTATTTGGTTCATCAATAGATACACGATAGAATCTACGCATTAAAGCACGATCCTTCTCAAACGACTCATAGTACTCTTCCCAAGTAGTACTAGCGATAACTTTCAATGTACCTTTAGTAATCGCAGGCTTAATCATATTAGCAAAGTCAACACTACCACCATTGCCGTTACCACTACCACTCATAGTGTGTGCTTCGTCAATGAATAGAACAGCTTTCTTCTTAGTGTTTAGTGCTTCTAACACTTGTTTAACCTTTTCTTCAAAGTCACCACGATACTTGCTACCAGCAAGCAATGCACCTACTTCAAGTGAATATACATCATGGTTAAGAATAAATTCAGGGCAATCACCTAAAGCAATCATTTGTGCAAGACCCTCTGCAATTGCAGTCTTACCGACACCCGGATCACCTACCATCAATACGTTTGCTTTGAATCGTTTAGCAAGAACATTAATGATATCGTCAAGTTCTTTAGTACGACCGATCAATGGTTCTAGTTTACCTTGACGTGCCAAGTCACTTAAGTTGGTTGTGTATTCTTCAAGGATTTCGTCTGCTTGTGCATCATTCAACTTAGTGGTGAATTCAGCACCCTTGTAAGTCTTTTGCCAGTGATTGACAAACTCTTGTTTATTGACACCGTACTTCAACAGGAAGTAATGTGCGTGACTGTTACCTTCGCTTGCAATAGAAAGATACAAGTCAATAGTTGTAACTTGTCTACGACCAGTAAACAATACTTGTGTTACTGAACGATTCATTGTTCGTTCAAGGCTGTTTGTTTTACGAGGTTGAACTTCTTCTACTGTTAATCCTTTAGCTTCAATAGCATGTAGACTATCTAAGTATGCGCCTACCTCTTGAATTAACAAGTCGGCATCGGCACCAAAACTGTCTAAGCATTTCTTAAATGGAGTATGCGTAACCAATGCAAGTAATAGATGTTCTACTGTGCAATACTGGTGTTTGCGCTCTTTAGCATAAACAATGGCTTGTTCAATAATGCTTTCAATTTCTGGTGAATTTGTCATAGTTTCCTTTTGTAAAAATATTTATTCTGATTTGGAACGCAAAATACTTTGTGTTATATCGTCATCTATTGTAGCAGGAACGAATGGTTTAAGCAATAGTATTTGGTCTCCAAATATACTAGAATTTGGAATGGGCATACCTTCTCCTGCTATTTTAAGATGCATATATGGTTGTGTTTTAGGAGGGACTCTTACCATTAATGTTTTACCCGAAATAGTAGTGAATTCAAATTCTTGACCCACAATCAAATCCAACACAGATATCTGTTGGTTACAATATAAGTCCATTCCTCTACGCTCAAACTTCAAGTGAGGTGCCACTCTAAATTCTACAATCAAACTTGCGTTGGGTATAAGATTCTCATAACGCATTTGTCCACCATCAGTTACGCTTTTGGGTATTTCAATATTGACTGCGTGTGTACCATTTGGTGTTTGCAATCTTAATGGCTGTGAGCCACCGGTATAACTTTGTTCTAATGTAATGTTGATAGATGTTCTAAAGGCATGCGGTTGATTTGCTTGGCGTTGATTGTGTTGATTAAACATCTGCCCAAACAAATCATTTATATCACCATTGAAGTTAAAGTTGAACCCACCCGGTGCTTGTTGAAATCCTGCAAAGGGATTACCTTGTGGCACGGGTCTATCATATTGTTGTCGTTGAGTTGGATCTGAAAGAATGCGATATGCTTCTTCAAGCTTTTGGAACGTAGCAGTGTCTCCGCCCTTATCAGGATGATGCTGACTTGCTAGTTTTCTATATGATTTTTTGATTTCGTCAGGAGTAGCATTTTTAGCTACACCCAACGTTTGATAATGATCCATCTGAATAGTATAACACCTTATGTGTTAGTAGTCAAATTAAGATTTACCCTCAATCTTTTCTTTTGTACGACCATATGCAGCAATACCAAGAACAGCACCCATAGCGATGTGATAAAGACCAGCACCTTGTAACGTCAATGGTTGCCATTGCATTGTAACACTACCTTTACTCATTGCTTGTAACAATGACCATAGTATCGGAAACACAACAAAGTCCATAGTACAAGTTAGCATATAGATCCAACCCATAACTGGACGCCATTTTTTATTGATCCAATCTGTATTGTCGTTAGCTACTAGTACATCTGCTCCACTGGCAGCATTTGTAGGTGCGGCACCTGTGAGAACTGGTTGACTTCCAGTTGATTGGTTAATGTTTTGTGTACTTCCAAACCCTGAACTTGATTGTTGATTGAAGCTTGGGCTTGAGAACGATCCTGATGAACCAAACGAACCGGATGAACCGAAGCCTCCTGACGAAGGTGCGCCAAATGCTGGAGCCCCGCTAAATGATGTGTTTGTACCATAACTGCTGCCTTGAGGGAATTGTTGTATTGTTGGGTCTGATGCCAATGCGTCATGATGTTCGTCATCTAGTGCCATGGGCTGTTCGTAGCCAGCCTTCTTAGGTAATATTGTTGCCATATCTTATAGTCCTGCCATTGCTTTAAATGCTTTAATATCAGCATCTTGTTTGTCAGCATGAAGCACCTTAACGTCTAATCCAGCACGTTCACGCATTTCATTTAATTCTTCTTCATCAGGCTCAACTTCCTCACGGTATTGATGAGGTGAAATTGTAATAACTTGTTCCAACACCTCAGCGGCCGGTTCATATTCTTCATCATCAACTACAACTGTCCAGTCTTTTAATGGAATATCAGTTAATGTTTCTAAGTCATCTAATAGTGTAATAATTCTTTCAGGTACTGTAGTTCTACGATTCATCTCAACAAACACCAAGTATGTACCTAAAGTTAATTCACCGTCACTGACTTGTGCATCTAATACGAAATCATATCCACGTTCGAACCAATCACTTAAATCTTCACCTGCTTGTTTGTTTTTAACAATAAAAGCTAGTGTAACGATTTCGCTATCTTTGCCCATCTGTGCGGCATACTCATCTATAGTTACTCTAGGAGTAACAATACCTTCTAGGTCGTGATAGTCTAAGCCTTCCTTAAGTATTTTACTCATAATTATATTGCCGGTTGTGTTTGATCCATGCCACCGATATTGCCGGCCATGCCTGGTTCTTGTTGTTCATTCTGACCGCCATCTTCAGTACCATCGCTATCTTCTGAATCCATATCGTCATCATATGCGTCATCTAAGTCGTTCAAGTCAATGTTCTGTCCTGCTAAGTCAATAGAACCTTCACGGATATCGTCCATGATTTCTTTAGGCATCTCAATATAGACTAGCCAAATAGGTTTTTCTTTCATCTTTGGATAGCGTGTTCCGGGGTCAAAGTCATCATAATCATCTACTTCAACGGGAACACGAATCTTAGTCTTTTTCCACTTGATAGAGCAACCTAAATGTATTAAGCGTTTTGCGGCTCTTGGGTCAGGCATTAGTTTGTATGGCCACATAAACATGCAACCTACACTATAGCGTTTTACAACAGGCCCTTGAACTAACTCACCCAATTCCCAATTACGGAATGCATACAGGTCTGCCTCATCTAGGACTCGTTCGTAATCTAATAGAACGGCCATAGATCCATCACTTGTAAAGATGCCCTTTACAGTGCTAATAATGCTGACGTAATCAACATCGTCAAAGAATTTATCGGCGGTTTTAATCATAGTAGTATTTATCTTTTATTGAATGAATACAACTTTTGAAATAACAAGGAGTTAGCCTAATATTTATCATTTATATTTGTGTTAAAAGTATGCTACTATATGTACAACAATTGACCTTAAATAAAGATGAGTGTTATGAGAACTCAAAAACTTTCGCTCTACAAAGGAGAACTAACTTGAGCAAACGAAAAACTAGCGCATTACGTACAACAGACACACGATTTTCACACAGTAAAAAGACAGATGGTAATACATTCTATACGAAAGAATCAAAAACAATCGACTTCACACAAGCAACTCAGAAGCAAAGAGTACGCAAACCCGTAGAACTCATCCCCAAATCCATTAATCAAGAAAAATACATACTTTCATTACTTGATGATAAGACAGATATAGTCGTGGTTTCGGGACCTGCAGGGACAGGGAAAACGTATCTTGCTATGCAAGCCGCTATCAAAGCAATGAGAAACGGAGACTGTGATAGGATCATTCTATCCAGACCCGCAGTAGGTGTTGATGACGAAAAGCACGGGTTTTTACCAGGAGATATCAATCAAAAGATGGAACCCTGGACTAGACCATTGTTAGATGTATTACGGGAGTATTACTCAACTAAAGAAATTGCCGATATGCTAGAAGAACAAATAGTAGAGATAGCTCCACTAGCGTTCTGTAGAGGTCGCAATTTTAAGAACAGTTGGGTTGTACTTGATGAGGCTCAAAATGCCACCCCAAGCCAGTTAAAAATGATTATGACACGTATCGGTATCGGTAGCAAGATTGTCATCACTGGTGATGTAGAACAGACAGATAGACGCACGCCTGAGAATGGGCTCCTAGACTTACTAAGTAAGCTAGATAGTGGAAAGGGGGTGATTCCAGGTTTAGCGTCTTGCAAGTTTGATATGCGTGACATACAACGTCACAAAATTATCGAACACATCCTCAAGATGTATTCATAAGAAAAAGGGGCTTAAGCCCCTTTTTCGTTTTGTGTGATAGTTGCTTCTTTTTCTAATTGTGCAATTAGATTAGGATATACTTGTTTATAGTATGCATCCATGCGTTCAAAGTCAGTGTCAACAACTTTGCCCTCGATTACACATTTTTGAACTTTTTTAGCGGCATAGTCAATAATTACATTGCATGTTTGTAAATCTGCAGGCTTAATTCTTTTACCTACAGCAACTAACTCATCAATTTGTCCACCGGGCTTACGTACAAAAGTAATTAATAAATAACGGATAATATATCTCCTTGAATGATAAATTTAAGAACTGGCTTATTATAAGGCCGTCAACTCTGCAAGTGTAGCTGCCAAAGATATCTCCTGTATACCAACTAGTGGCAGATTTGCTAGACCATTACGAATTACAATGATGGCAGCATCTTTCTGAGCATGTGATTTTCCCCAAAGATCAACATTATCATATGCCCAACGATAACAATCTTCAATGCGTGTAGGATATAGAGCAATATACTGCATTAGTTGCTGTCTTGCTTCTAATACTTTACCTGCTTTAAACAACTGTGTTGCTTCAATTAGTAATGCATCTTCAGTGGTATCATTCTTATCAACCTGCCGTAGTTTACCATCAATACTGTTAACTTGCAATTGATTCAACATCTTACGCAAGTCAGGATAGCACCCACGTACATAGTTATCTAATACATCTAAATCAAATTCTACACCTTCAGACACCAATACTGTAGCGGCTCTTGCGGTGAACTCTGTCATATCTGGCTTAGCAATATGAAATTTGTGACAACGACTCTCACGCAATGCAGGGATAATCTTATGCGGATAGTTACAAGTTAAAATGAAACGTACAGTCTCATGGTATGTTTCCATATCACCACGCAATGCCGCTTGAAAGTCGGGTGTTGCGTAATCCGCTTCATCTAGTAATACGACTTTAAACTTACCGAAAGGCATCGTCTGTGCGAAACTGTTAACACGGTCACGCATGATATCAATACCACGTTCACGTGACGCATTGATTTCCATTACATCATATTCTTCTACACCCAGTTCGTGAATCAATACTTTAGCAAGAGTAGTCTTACCTGTGCCTGGTTCACCACTGAATAACAAGTGAGGGATAGAACCTTCTTTGACCCAGTTCTCTACTTGTTGTTTTTGATGTTCGTCTACAAACACATAGTCTGCTATTGTTTGTGGTCTGTAGGCCTCAACCCATAATGTATTCTTCATTTATTTTCCTTAAATTTACACTTTTCAAAATGATAATGTTTCATCCCTGATGCACCACCTTCTTTTAAACAATAGGGGCATGTTAGTCTTATATGTGGTGATTTGTTTTTACCAGTTTGACTAATACTCATTTTAAGAGTAGCTTTCGGGTCTCTTTTTTGACCTTTTTGGGTTATACTGCGTTTCAAATTAGATTCAACTGATTGAGGGATTCCTTTTTTACCTAAACTTATGTTTAGGCTATGTTCTAATGTACGCACCCGATTCAACATTGTTTGACTTCGTTTAATCCTAGTTTCAATTGACTGAATCTGCCCTGATGCTCCGTCTCCGCCATCAGTTCTATTGTGCAATATTCCGGTACTTAAATCTTTCCGTCCCCACCATCGTATCATTCTACGCTCAAGCGCCAATGCACCAATGTCTGTTAAGTTTGATTCTAATATCATAATTCTATCTTTGTTTTTTGGAGGACGAATTTCGCATTTTCTTTTCCGCCAAGCACGTTGATTAGACCCCTTTCCAATATAGTAAGGCGTGCCGTTTTCTCTTAGATATGCGTATACATAGAAACCCGTCGGTGGATTTAATTTTGAATAAATAATCATGCTGATTGCTCTCCATAGCATTAGAGTAGTTGGGAATTCCCGTTCCGTGAACTACACTCTTATTTATCATTTACGCAAAAGTTCCAGTGTGATAATATGTGCGATACCTTGACCTAAATCTTGTTCACTAGTAATGATGTGCAAATTGTGACTGTTCCTGTCAGTTTTCTCATCATATGATGAATACTCCATAACATATCCACCATTAGCTTGATGAATTGTAAAACTCATTCCATTTCTACTATCAAGTTGTGATCCTCTGCTAATAAGACCACGTGAGGCTCTATCAGTTTTAGTTTCAACTAATTCATTAGTATCTTGTGGGAATATAAAGTTATGTAATTTTGTTCGTAACCAGTTTATCATTAATATACCTTATCACTCATTGTTTCATCTTCCATCGGCTCATCCGATATCAGTAGTATATCAC